TAAAATTAAAATAAACGTTATTCCTAAAGTTAGCCAAAGCGAACTTTCTACGTAATTAAAAAATGCCATTTAATGTATTATTATTTCTTTATAATTTATTTGATTTTATTTAACGCGCGCAAAAAAATTGAAAAAGATATAAACAATAAATACGAATAAACAAACAAATAAAATATGGCACTACTTGGATATATAATCGGTAAAACAGTTATTGTGACAGTTGCAGGAATTTCAGGGTTTATTGTCGGTGGTCCAGTTGGGGCAGGAATTGCAATTAGTCAAGTATGTGTAGCAACAGGCGTTACCGAAATTGTATTACTAACGTCTCCATTATAACCGGTCAAATGTCATTAAATATAAAAATTGGTTTACATCTCCCAATATTTCATCTCGCACATTTAATAAATCGCTGTTATCGGATGGGTCGAAACTACGGTTCATATGGATTAATAATTGTCGAAATTCGGTCAATCGTTGTTTAAAATCTGTATCATTTTTACAATCATGAAATTGTAATGTTTTATGCGTCATTTGAATTCTTGATGCATCTTTACCCAATAATATTTCAACAAATTTATCAATATTTTCGTTCAAACGTTCATACAAATCATCGGTTGCTTTATGTTGTGAAAATACACGAGTTTTCCAATGATACAGTTTGACTAAATTTAATGTTTCCATAAATATTTTAACAATGTCGGATTTTATCGTATTTGTTATCGTTTTTTTGGGCACACCTTTTACGGTTTTATTTTTTTTATTTTTTATTACTGTATTTTTTTTCGTTTGCATTATATTTTAGTGTTACATTTTAGTTACGTTAAATAAAATGTAAAAATACACACATGTATCATATATGGAAGAACCACCATTGTTTTCAGGTTATTTTAATCTTCCGATTTCTTATTTAGAAAAACAAGTTCATCCTCTCTCACCTACCATTGCGGAAGATTTGGAATTGGATGTAAGTAGAAATATCGACCAAGAAACGACAGAACAAAAAGAATCAACAAAAGAAAAAGAAAATAAATCCATGTATGCACATTTGATGCATCCGACCCACGAATTTGGTCGTCAAATGACCCATTCATGGAAATCTACATTTACCTCCGATACGAGTTTTTTACAGCAAACGCAAGACATTTTATTGGACTTGTCCAAGGATGAACATGTGCCAAACCTCCATATTAACGGAATAAAAGAAATTTGGGCAAGAAAATGTGATGCCGATTTTATCAATAAATATCAATATTTGGAATGGGATGTGTTGGCTTCTCTCAATCGTTCATCGTCGTTTCTGCAAACACTCGCAACATTAAAATACGCAAGTCCGTTAATCTCTCTTCTTCTTCCCCTATTTCTTCTTTGCATTCCTTTTTTTCTGTTGAAAATAAAACGCATTCCTATTACGATACACACATATATAGATATTTTAAGTGTAATAGCGAAAAACCATTTTATAGGAAAAATATGTAATGTTCGCCCAGACGCACAAAGTATTATTTATGTACTATGTTATCTCGGCTTCTACGGATTGTCCATGTATCAAAATATGGCAGAATGCTGGCGAATGACCGCGAATTTACAGCAAATGCACACAGATATGCATCAAATGCTTTCGTATGTACATACGAATACACAACACATGGATGCGTTTTTATTGCGTTTTTCGTCCAAATCCGCCTATGCGCCTTTTTTAAAAGATATACAAATACACAGAGAACGATTGATGTGTTGGTATACAAAGAATGCATGGCTACTTGATACAAAAGCCATATTTGGAATTACACATACACCTTTTATGGGTAAGCTAATGCAAATGTATTATATGTTTTATAAAGATAATGACTTGGATGCAAGTTTTCGATTCTCGTTTGGATTTGAAGGTTATTTGGACAATATTCTGGGGATTCATCGTCAATTGTTATCGGGGACTCTACAATGCGCCATTTTCATCGACCCGCCAGAACAACCCAAACAAAACAAAAATAAAATCGTTCGAAACAAAAAAACAAAACCATGTATTATAAAGAATCAGTCGTATCCAATTCAATTACACGAAAATGTAAAAAATACGGTATCTCTCTCTAAAAATATTATTTTAAGTGGAGTAAATGCTTCTGGTAAAACAACCACATTAAAAACAACCATGTTGAATATTATATTTTCACAACAATTTGGTGTTGGATTTTATGATGCATGTTCTATCATTCCGTATACACACATTCATTCGTATTTAAATATTCCTGATACATCGGGAAGAGATAGTTTATTTCAAGCCGAATCTCGCCGGTGTAAAGAAATATTAGATATTATTAAAGATGAAACTGACATAGAAAAAGAAAACAAACAAGAAAAAGAAAACAAACGCCATTTTTGTATTTTTGACGAATTGTATTCAGGAACAAATCATAATGACGCAGTAAAATCATCTATTTCTCTTTTAAAATATCTTGACCGACATGAAAATGTTACTTTTTTATTGACAACTCATAATGTTGATGTATGTAAATATTTTAGTGATGTCAGCGAAAAAGATGGAATCGAAAAAGATTCTATCGAAAAAGATGGAATCGAAAAAGATGGAATCGAAAAAGATGTCAAAATACCTGATTTTCACGCCAGTCATAACATAAAAAATTATCATATGGAAAAATATCATTTATCGGAGGGAATTTCAGAGATAGAAGGAGGTATTCATATTTTAAGAGAAATGGATTATCCGACTGAAATTTTGCAAAATATGATGGATTTATCATGTTAGTGCCCCCCCCAGTAAAATTGAAAATTTTAAAAAATAAAATTTATACTATAAAAAAATGAATAGAATGGAATTTATTTACAATACAAATCCCGAATGGGGGCGCGTAATTGACGAATTCATCCAATTAAACCCCGAATTCAAAATTTGCACCTACATTCCACTTAGTCCAAGAGAGCAATTTCCATACGAGAACGTACATTCGTTGTTTGAAGCCGTTCTCTTTTATGTTTGTTGTTCCGGAGTAAGATTTACATTTGCTCTTGCTCAGTGGGACATTATATATCCTTTATTAGCATCAAATGATATGAATTGTATATTATGTAATATGTATGACATAGCAAACGATGTGCGTATTCAGCCAAAAAAACGAACTATATATGCGCATATATGCGAATATGTTGCATTTGAATTGGGAGGAGAGGTAACTGTTGAAAATATATATAAATTAAAAGAGAATATTTCGGGTATTGGAGACGGATGTATTGCGTGGTGCAATAGATATTTTACAGACAGTCCAGATTGCATTGAATATACAGATATTAAATTCAAAAAAGGATTTGAGAATATGTATCACGTTCACGAAAAGGCATTTATGCGAAATAAAATACATTTTTGGAAAAAACATAAACACGGAAGAATTGCAAATATAATGATTATGGCATTTAGATAATTTTTATAATGCGTTAATATATAATAATGGCTCGTTGTGCAAATGGAACTCGTAAAAATAAGACCACTGGAAATTGTGAAAAACACTCTGTAAAGACCCGTTGCAAAAATGGAACTCGTAAAAATAAAGTTACTGGAAATTGTGATCCAAAACCAAAACCCCCTTCAGGAAAACGAATGAATGCGCAAGCCTATGTAAATCGTTATTTAGTAAATCATCCGAAATACAAAAAGGCGCGAAAAACAAATAAAAAACCATTAACGCCATACAGTTCACAACGTCATTATCATGTAGAACACTCGCCATCTTCTGTATATCACACGCCACATATCCGTTCGGAATCTCCCGAATTTCATACGGCGCCGGAACCTATCGTCAAAATACCCAGAAAACTTTCATTTTCGAACTCATTATAAAAAATGTTTCGTCATGTATTTTTGTATTGTGAAATACGTAATGATTTGACCTTCTGCATCACTTCCTAATAATTTACATAATTTATCATCCATTATAATTTCTCGTTTCGCCTGTGGATTTTGCAAATTATTTTGTTTAATATATGTATTCAACCGAATCGTAGTTTCGGCACGTGAAATTAATGTATCATGTGAAATATTTAAAAAATCACATAAATCCGTGCTCACCAGTTGATTTCGCGCAAACCCAGATTTTTTTTTCTCCTTTTTTTGTTCTTGTTTTGCCAATTTTTGCACGAGTTTTTCAAGTTCTTGAAATTCCTTAAAAAAATCATTATGCAACTGCATTAATGTATTATGTTTGTTATGTAGTGATTGTAAATCTAATAAAATAGTATTCATTAAATATGTATTTATAATAACACATATTTATATTTTTACTTTACTTTTTTTGCTTGTTATGTTTTTCTATACAGTCATAAATCCATCGGCATCAACAACTGGTTTGGTTTTTTTACTTTTTGGAGGTTGTTGTGGTCGGTCTTGTTGTGGTTGTCTTGGGGGGCGTTGTTGTCGGTCTTGTGGACGGTCTCGTTGTCCTTGTGGACGGTCATGTTGTCCTTGTGGACGGTCTTGTTGTGACCGACCTTGATATGGTCGTTGAGGACGTGGACGGTCTTGTTGTCCTTGTTGTCGGTCTTGTTGTCGGTCTTGTTGTCGGTCTTGTTGTCCTTGTGGTCGGTCTTGTTGTCCTTGTTGTCGGTCTTGTTGCCCTTGTGGTCTCACTTGCTCGCTACGTTCGTCATATTCCTTTTTATCTTCGTTTGCAATACGTCGAGTCTCACACATAATATTTCCTCCCAAAATACCACTGATGTCCTCGGCAAAATACTCATACTTTTCATTATGAGCTTTTGTTACCGCAAAATCTACATATTCGCCCATAACTAAATATTTATATTGCGATTCTTTTGTCCGTAAATTGCTATAATGAACAAAAATATCCTTTCCAACAAATTCAGAATCTCCGGATAATACCGTAATAAATCCAAATCCAGAAGAAGAATTAAACCACTTTACGATTCCAATGTTACGAGTTGAAAGGGCTGATTGTTCGAATGTTACTTGCTCTACCATGTTACATATGTTTGTCCATTGTCTTTATGTTCGTTATAGAATAAGTCTTCTGCCAAGTAAAATTGATGGATTCTTTTAAATAGGTTAGGAATATCCTAACCTATTTGGTTCGGTTCTTAATCTTCCTCATCATCATCCATTTTTGGCGACAAATAAAACAATATTCTTGCTCTTACTTTGCTTTCTTTTTCACTTTCTCCTTCTTCTTCACCTTCTCCTTCTTCATCCTCTTCGAAAAAATATGTAACGCAAATGGGTTTTCCGCTAATAAATTTTAGTTCAACTTCTTTTGCGATTTTATGATAACTGCAAATCATTTCCATATAACGAAGAGAAAATGAAATGTGAATAGTTTCTCCCTCTTCAATTGCAAAGGACTCTACTTCATCAATTAACATTTCAATGGACATTTTACCCTTTTCCAAACTTTGCGATGAAAATATGATTTTTTCTTCACTACATCGAATATCCACTGTATCTCCCATGGATTTTAACTGTGATACAATTCCAAAAAAACGGTCCGACGAATAGGTAACTTCTGCCGTATAATTGCATGGAGGAATTTCCAAAATATCCGACGTCAAATCAATTAACGGGAGTTCAAAATTCTTGTCATATTCGTTTTTCTGCTCACTATGAAAATACAAAAATAGTTTATCGGATTCTTCTGAAGAATAATGCAATTGAATAGTTTGATTTTTTTCTCTTGTTTTTAATACCATGTGCAGAATTTTAGAACTTATACCAATTGTAACAGATTCATCCATCATATCATACTGGTCGAACCACGTGCTCTGCAAATAGACTTCAGAGAGAATAACACTGGATTTATCCATGGACTGAATAAACATTTGTTTTTTATTGAAAAAAATATTAACTACATCTGCGACATCTTTATTTTGAAAAATAGAGGCGAATTGGTCGGCTTTTTGAGGAGTGCGTATATAAATATCCATAATGATTTCTTTTTTATTTTATTTTTATATCTTTTCTTTTATTTTATAAAAAAAACAGTATAATATATCTGGAAACATTTGCTGACTTTATTGAAATAAAAATGAAAAACAAATAACATACAATATAACAATAACCATAATATGAACAATCCAGAAGAAAAGAAAGAAAAGATTGTTACACGACTTGAACGATATTACAATACAGAGAATTCTATGTTAACCGAAATTGGCGTAGATGAATCCGGCAGAGGACCTATGTTTGGTCGTCTTTATGTTGCAGCGGTCGTTCTTCCGACTTCTTCCCAAGATTCACCTCTTTGGACCGCAGATATTAAAGACAGTAAAAAATTCACAAAAACAACCAATAAAACACCCAATAAAACAGATAAAATTCATAAAGTTGCGGAGATTATTAAACAAAATGCGGTTGCGTGGACGGTTGAATTTATTGAGTCCGATGAAATAGACCGAATAAATATTCGAGAGGCAGTTATGAAAGGAATGTCAAAATGTATCTCGAATATTATGGAACAAATGTCATTAACGGAAGAAACGGCATTTCTTCTTATTGACGGAACCGATTTTAGTCCATATATGATGCCGATAAATAACTCCGAACATATTCGATATGTGCCTCATATAACGATTCCACAAGGAGACGGCAAATATATGGCTATTGCTGCGGCATCTATTCTTGCCAAAGTTGCGAGAGATGATTATATTTTACATTTGTGTGAAATGTATCCGGCATTAATAGATAAATATCAGTTACAAACCAATATGGGATATGGAACAAAAGTTCATATGGCTGGAATTGCGAAATACGGAAATTCACCATGGCATCGTAAAACATTCGGCTTATGTAAATCGGTTCATGATTGGGATACGAATGAAACAACAAACACAACACAAACAACACAAAATCTACCATAAAATATTACGACTTAAATTGTTGGGAGAGTATTTGTTGTCTTTCCAATCTCCCAAAATAGAAGCGGACCTGCGCAAATAATTCTTTTGGCGAATTGGATTTTTATGTTTGAGAAAGTCTTCATACCCAAGTTGTCCAAAATGAACCCAGTGACCACCATTGTCACATATCATATATTTTTTGTCGTTTTTTGTTGATTTATAAATAGTCGCATGTTTCCCCAGATATGCGTGTGCTCTACGTTGTGCTTGTATGGGGTCCGAATAGGTATACAGAATATCATTTTTTTTCACGCGAACCGCTTTTATATGTTCTTCCATTTTCATTAAAGAAAGAAAATAATCGAATCTCTAAATTAATATATGCCCCATTTGTGTTCCGTAGGGACAAATATAATTATATAAATAATAATAGTGAGGCACAATTGCCAATAATGGTTGTCCGTATATTATTTCTGATGTATATACATATTGAATTTGCGGTTGTTCTTTTTGTATTTCACGCAATGCCAGAATTGCACTTTGCGCACGTATTTGCTCTGATATAGGTGTAATTGTAAGAGTGCCGGTCCAATGAATTCGTTCTTTTCCCATATGGTCTTCCACCTTGTCTACTTTAAAAAAATAATATTCACAAATTTTTCCATCTCTCTGACAATAATATATATACAACAATCGCCGTTGAATGAAAGAAAATAAATCCACATTTGACGGATAAAAACTACACGACCATGTTTTTTCTGAGGGCGTATATTGTTCTATTTGTGTAACAAGAGTGGATATGTGACCTATGGGCATTTGTAAAAGAGAATAAGGAAGAGAGATTGGACTATGTGGTATTTTTGAAAAATCATATACATTTGAAATCGTTGATATACACGGAACCAATCCTTGTATTGGCACACAGGATGAAAATAAAACAATATCTTTTTCTCCTTTTTCTACTATCTGTCCTTTTTCTACTATCTGTCGTCGTTCCAATGAAAATAAGTGTTCCTGAATAAGTCCATAAATATGTTTTTTGGGAGTATGGGGGGAAACTGCGAAAAAAACTGCATGTTGAACTGTCTCTCGAATTTTTTGTCCAGACATGAGCGCCGATGCGTTTTCATTTTTAGTTAATAACATATGTATTGGCTGTGTTGCTAAACAACCTTTGTCTATTGATAAAAAAGAAATATAGGACAATCCGGATAAATAGGTGCGAATATCTTCATACACCATCGTATTAAATGTCTGAATAGTTGTTAAATAATATTGTTTTATAATATGAAATAAGTGTGTTTGATAGTCGGAAGATGTATCGATATCGTATATAGAAACGGTAGTTATCATATTCGGACTTATCCATCGATTTTTATTGGGTTTGTTGGGTTTATTTGTTTTTTTAATACGTTGAGGTAGATAGACAAAATAACGACATATATCGTATGTGTGAAACATTGGTTGCGAACTCCAAAACGGAAATTGATAGGATATACCGACTATTGTTACTAAACTAATGAAAATAATTATGAAAAAAAGGGTTATTTGTATAGAAAACATATCAAATTGAAATGTAGATAAATTGTTAAAAAGACCGAGGTCAAATGTGTTCATTAACATCAGACAAGATGTTTTATTTGTCCCTGATGTTTTATTTATCCCTACGGAATACAAATGGGACATACATGAATTTTTCATTGTATTGTTCAACTGTTTTTTCCGAAAGTTGAAATCCATATGATGTATAAATTGGATTTTCAGTACATTCGAGCCTATGTAAAGTAACAGGTAAAATATCGAGGGAAGTCAATTTATTATTTGAACAACATAATATTTGTAAATTTGGAGGAAGATTGGTTAGAGAAGTTAGTTGATTATGATAACAATATAATATTTGTAAATTACGAGGAAGATTTTCAAGCCTTGTGAGTTCATTGTTTGAACAATATAATTCTTGTAAAGTATGCGGAAGATTGTCAAGAGAAGTCAAATGATTCTTTTCACAATATAATGTTTGTAAAGTGGGAGGAAGATTTTCGAGAGAAGTGAGCGGATTGTTTGAACAATTTACAAATAGTAAATTGAGAGGAAGATTTTCGAGAGAAGTTAGTTGATTGTCTCGACAACATAATTCTTGTAAATTGGGAGGAAGATTGTTTAAAGAAGTCAGTTGGTTATTTTGACAATGTAATTCTTGTAATGTGGATGGAAGATGTTCGAGAGAGATTCCAAAGGCGGACTCTAATCGAACGCCGATCCTTGTGAGTTGATTATTATAACAATCTAATGTTTTTAACGTGGATGGAAGATGTTCGAGAGACGTTAGTTGATTGTATTGACACCATAATGTTTGTAGATTGGGAGGAAGATGATCCAGAGAAGTGAGTTGATTATGATGACAATATAATCTTTGTAAAGTTTTGGGAAGAGAAGTCCCAAAGGCGGACTCTAATCGGTCGTTATCACTCCCTCGAAAGCCGAGCCTTGTGAGTTGATTGTTATCACAATGTAATTGTTGTAAATTGGGAGGAAGGTCGTCGAGAGAAGTCAAATAATTATTTGAACACCCTAATTCTTGCAAATTCGGAGGAAGATGATCAAGAGAAGTGATTCGATTATTAGAACAATTTAATTTTTGTAAATTCGGAGGAAGATTGTCAAGAGAAGTCAGTTTATTGTCTTGACAATGTAATTCTTGTAAAGTGAGAGGAAGATTGTTTAGAGATGCGAGTCTATTATTTGAACAAACTAATTTTTGTAAAGTTGGGGGAAGATTATTTAGAGAAGTTAATTGATTATTTGAACAATACAATGATTGTAAATTTTTGTATAGAGATAAATCCGGTAAAACTTGTAAGTTTTTATACGATAAAACCAAATAGGTTACAGAATAATCAGTCATTTTATTTTAGCGTAGGTTTTGTCAATTATATTAAAAAAAAGATTTTCAATTTATCTTGTTAAAAAAACTCTGTTTAGAGCTTTTTTAATTTTATCTCTCTCTTTTTATTTCTCCAAATCTTTTGTTATTCCATTTCAATCTCTCTGTTTTTGTTAGAGAGGTTCTTCATATTGTAACAATAATTTTTCTCTTTATAATTGCCAAAATAACTGGGTCTTTCTTGTCGTAGACCGTGTCTCCCAAGGGAGACGCATAATGACGAAAATATTAACACTTTCTTTTTCTTAGAGATTGTTTGATTTCATTGTATTGTTCAATCGTTTTTATCGAAAGTTCAAATCCATATTCTGTATACATAGGATTTCCTATACAATTAAGTTTTTGTAACGTAACTGGTAAAATATCAATAGAAGTTAGTTTATTCATTCGACAAAATAATGTTTGTAAATTGGGCGGAAGATTGTCCAGAGAAGTCAATTGATTATATTCACAAAATAATTCTTGTAAAGTAAGAGGAAGATTGTTTAGAGAAGTTAGTTTATTTACGGAACAAGATAAATCTCGTAAATTGGGAGGAAGGTGGTCAAGAGACGTCAGTTGATTCGTGGAACAAAATAATTTTTGTAAATTGGGAGGAAGATTGTCAAGAGAAGTTAGTTGGTTATCCCAACAACATAATTCTTGTAAATGGGAAGGAAGATTGTCGAGAGATGTAAGTTTATTATGAGAACAATCTAATTTTTGTAAATTTGTGTACCAAGATAAATCCGGTAAAACCTTTAATTTTTGATGCGATAAATTTAATTCCGTCACAAAATGGTTGGTCATTTTTATACACGCTGTAAAAATTGGAGTATATGGACACCATAATTTTTGTAAATTGAGAGGAAGATTATCGAGAGAAGTTAGTTTATTCTCTGCACAATACAATTTTTGTAAATTGGGAGGAAGATTGTCAAGAAACGTTAGTTTATTTGCGGAACAATATAATTCTCGTAAATTGGGAGGAAGGTGGTCAAGAGAAGTGCCAAAGGCGGACTCAGCTCCGCCGAGCCTTGCGAGTTTATTATCACTACACCATAATGTTTGTAAATTCGGAGGAAGGTGGTCGAGAGAAGTTAATTGATTGTGGTGACACCATAATATTCGTAAGTTGGGAGGAAGATTGTCCAGAGAAGTCAGTTGATTGTATTCACAATGTAATATTTGTAGATTTGTATATAGCGATAAATTAGGTAAAACATGTAAGTTTTGGTTCGAAAAATCCAATTCTGTTACGGTATAATTAGTCATTTATTATGTGTTTAATAATAATATATGTATCAATTTTTTTGGTTAGTTACGTATTTATTGCAGGAGGTGTCGGCGAAGGACCCGATGGATTTGATGCCAAATATTGTTGTATTTGTGTAATTTGCGCATCTACTCCAACCGCATTTCCTAAAATAGATGTAACAGTCGTGTCCGCGATAGGCGGTTGAAGCGCCTGAATAGCGGTAATTTTATCCGCACTTGTTTGATTTTTTGCAAATACAATAGGTCCAAGTGTATTTAACAATTGTATGCTATATGCATTTGCCTGTGACGATGCGCTAAATGATTCTTTTATTACACATGTGCTATTTTGTAAAAATAAACAAATACATACAATCGCTACCAAAAAAAATATTGATGTTATTTTTTTTACCGATAATACCATATATATCTTCACCCTATTTTATTTTAATATTGGACAACATTCTTTTTCCATGCGTTTTATTTCATTGTATTTTTTAATCGTGTGTCGGTTAAGTGTAAATCCATACACTTCTTCACATGTTGTATAAATCGGATTTTCTTCACAATAGAGTACTTGTAATGTAACAGGTAAAATATCGAAATAAGTCAAATTATTAGTTGGACAATATAATTGTTGTAGATTCGGACCGAAGGCGGACTCTAATTGGTAGTTATCACTCCCTCGAAAGCTGAGCATTGTGAGTTGATTACATGAACAACGTAATACCCGTAACGTTAAAGGAAGATTGTCAAGAGAAGTAATTTGATTATATTGACACCATAATGTTTGTAGATTTGGAGGAAGATTGTCGAGAGAAGTCAATTGATTCTCGTCACAATCTAATTTTTGTAAATTTTGGGGGAGATTGTTTAGAGAAGTCAATTGATTCTTGTTACAATATAATATTTGTAGATTCAGAGGAAGATTGTCGAGAGAAGTGAGTTGATTGTGTAAACACCATAATTCTTGTAACGTGTGAGGAAGATTGTCAAGAGTTGTGAGTTGATTATGTGAACAATGTAATGTTTGTAGATTCAGAGGAAGAGACGTGCCAAAGGCGGACTCAGCTCCGCCGAGCCTTGCGAGTTGATTATATGAACACCATAATACTTGTAGATTCGGAGGAAGATGGTCTAGAGAAGTTAGTAGATTATTATCACATTGTAATTTTTGTAAAGTGGGAGGAAGATTGCTTAAAGAAGTGAGTCGATTACTGTGACAAGATAATATTAGTAAATTTGTGTACAAAGATAAATCTGGTAAAACGGTCAATTTTCGACAAACTAAATCCAATTCGGTTACTGTATAATCTTTCGTTTTTTTCTGTTTTATTTGTATCATTTATCAATTTTTTATGTGTGATTGAATCAAAGAATATTATTAATTCTGTGTAAAATTGATTTTATTTTTTATCAAATTTATCAAATAAACAATAAAATGAGTTTTAGTTTAAATATGATGTTCGATGAGCAAAAACAAGAATTAAGAGTATATTTTAACCACCGCTTAAAAGTTTTGCCCGATTTGTCTTTATACCCAAATCTACTAATATTAGATTGTTCAGAGCATCAACTCACTTCTCTTGACAATCTTCCTCACACGTTACAAGAATTATGGTGTTCACACAATCAACTCACTTCTCTCGACAATCTTCCTCCGAATCTACGAGAATTATGGTGTTATAATAATCAACTAACGTCTCTCAACAATCTTCCTCCGAATCTACAAGAATTACATTGTAGTAATAATCAACTGACGTCACTTGAAAATCTTCCGTCGACTTTACAAACATTAAATTGTGAAAATAATCAACTCGGTGTTCGAGGAATATGGACTATGTTTTTGTCAGGCTTTGCTCATTTAAACAATCTTCCCCCAAATTTACAAGTATTAGTTTGTTCGGGTAATCAATTCACAAGGCTCGGTGGAGCTGAGGACAATTTTCCTTTAACATTACGGGTATTACATTGTGGCAATAATAAACTGACTTCTCTGGACAATCTTCCTCCGAATCTACAAGACTTATGGTGTGGAAATAATCTACTAACTTCTATTAAATATCTTCCTCCCAATTTACAAACATTACATTGTTACGGTAATAAATTAACTTCTCTCGACAATCTTCCTCCGAATCTACGAGGCTTATTGTGTTCATATAATCAACTAACTTCGCTCGACAATCTTCCATCAAATTTACGAATATTACATTGTTCAAGCAATCAAATTGTAATGATTGAAGGAGAAGAATTTGACTTTGATAATTTACCTCTTACATTACAAGAATTTAATTGTAATGGAAATCCAATTTATTATACATATAAGAAAACGTATGGAATTGAACTTTCAACAGAAACGATGAAACAACACAATAAAGCCAGACACATTGCAAATTTGGAAAAAGAATGTTGTCCAATGTTAAAATAAGAGTCTTAATTTATTTTCTTCGATAAAAGAGAGAATATGCATAAGGCGATACAATATCGTTTATATTTTTTACCGGTGTCACTAAATGGTCATTATAGTGATACCAATCTTGTTGTAAACGCACAAATGCCGTATAATGTCCGTAATTCACTTGTCCGTGATGCAAACACACCCCAAATAAATCATATACATATTTTTCAGGCGAAAATCCCGATACGTATTTTTGTAAATCCAGTCCATCGATGGGGTAATGAATTGCCGTATCATTTTTATTTCGAGACGAGTTATGCACTCTCTTAAACGATATGATAAGAATTTTCGGAAAATTCCAAACACACGTGCCTTTTATGATATCTTCCTTTATACCGGTGGTTTCATTCAATAACGCATTCTCTCCCTCAATCCGTTCATCCGAAAAAAAATCATCCAGACAATCGTATATAGACCCTTTTATTTCTACATGTAGGGAACCGAACATTTCGGGAGGAAGAAAACGCGTATGTGTCGGAGTTCGTATTTCCGAAACGATAATTCCGTAAAACAATTCTTTAATCTCGGAATAATCTTTTGAATAATCCTGTTTCACAAATTCAAAACAAGATTTTGCCAATGGGTGTAACGTGTTAATATCGGGCGGGTCCATACTATACGGTCTCACCAAACTCATGTGAAATTCATCCAATAAAAATGCGAAAAATTCCGTCATATCGGCTTGTCCGTAAGAGGCAAAATCGGCGTGTTTTTGATTTGCCACAGATTTCACAATTCGGACAAACCAGTCGGGAGATATTTGTTTGGTCTGTCGTCGTCGCTGTTCCGATAAAAATGCATTGAATTTTTGTAATGCATGTAATAAACTATTGTTATTGTTATTTTGAATATACGCCAATTCAGGAATGGCGTACAATAATTGAATGCATACATTGATAAAACACGTATTTCCCAAATTTGTTAGCCCCACAGTTGACATATATAGATATATAGATGTCACATTTATTTTTATATAAAAGACCACATTCATTAAACAAAGTGTATTCCAATATCGGTATCTATAATTGTATCCAGTGCCGTTTGTGAAACCGCACGTTTTGGCGTGAGAGATTTTAATGTCGACACACGTTTTACGTCTATATTTTTTAATGTAAAATTATGGGTATTTGTGTCAAAATGAAGAGCAGGAATATTTTGAATTTCCTGTTTTTCTTTGTTATACACAACATCCTTTATTTTTTGCAATTTGCCTTTATCCAGCGCGGATACGAAAAATACTTTGAGAGCCTTTATATCTTTTGCCGAATATTCGTGGGTGAATCCGTATTTGTCGGCATATGTATATAATTTTTGTATTTTCAGAGTTTTATCGAGTTTGGACCAAACTTCGGTTTTATTGTGTGTTTTTTCGCGTTCCAATATCTGGTCAATATCGGAGACATTGTTGTTATACGAGGTTGCCATATCTCCCGCAACAATGCCGGTTTTCGATTGAGAATTCATAATTTGTTGAATGGAAGAGTTCATATAATATAGTATATAAAGAATATAGTCTCTATATTCTTTTCATTTTTTTCTTAGAATCTTAATGCGGTGTTCTTGTTGTTGTTGAATACCAATCAATTAATATTTTGCGCATATTTGCCAAAATATTTTCACGATTTGTATGACTGTGATTTTCAATAATGAAATGTTGAAATGTTTGTTTGATGACCTTTTTTTTCAGAAATGATTTTTTGGTTTCTGATAAATGAGAAAATACGTGTTTTCTTTCTGTATCGCGACCAATTGTTTTTAGTTCATTCAAAACATCTATAAAATGTGTATTTACGAATTTTTCAATAAAATCCGTTTTCTTAGTGATGCTATGTGGCGAGGATGCTTTACCTAAAATTTTACGCGTAATGCGTTTTATATGTTGAACACGTTTTACAGTTTTTTTAGATGACATATAAAATAAGGTTAGAAAAAACCCAACATATAAACTACTATGCCTATTTATCCAATATCGTTTTCTATTCCTAAACAAAAAATAATTGACCGACCATATCAAAAAACACAATTCATGTCAAATCTTATTCCGGGTATTCAAGAAACATATATTTATGAATATGAATCCGATTATTACGCCGAATATCAGAAATCATTGTTTGCCGTTACAATGAAAAAAGGAGGATGGGACTGTATGCGACATTACGAAATATTGGCGAATGGATGTATTCCCTTTTTTGTCGGATTGGAAAATTGTCCTCCTACTATTGTAACGACTCTCCCAAAATCGCTACTTTTGCAAACGAACGAACTGTTTATCCATTTATCTCAAAAATACAAGATAACTCCTTTTTCAAATAATAGTCCCATCGTTTTAACGAAAGACGAATGGGAAACGTGCTACCGATTTGCGGATGAATTATTAGAATATACAAAACATCAATTAACAACGGAACACATGTGCCGTAATATAATAAGTAAATTACCGAATGTATCTCCCCAAAAAATCCTTCTGTTTCAGAACAAACCGTGTGAGGATTATTTGGAGAGTTGTGTTCAACACGGATTTAAATCGGTGTTTCACAAAGACTGCCATGAATTTCCGTATAAACCATATATGTATGAAAACTCTCATATAGATGTTCGTACAATGTATGGAAAGGGATTTACATATACCGAAGGTTTGAATAATGAGCTATATGATTTGTCGGGAGATGCCGATATGGAGAAAAACATTGAAAATAGAGAGTATGATATTATCATATATTGTCACATTCATCGAGAAAAACCCATGTTGGAAAAAATATTGAACTATTATCCTCCCGAAAAAATAGTTTTAATGTGTGGTGAAGATGAACATGTTTGTTGTTGGCGTGAGTGGTCAGATAAAGGACATGTGTGTTTTGTGAGAGAGTGCAACTAGGAGAGATTATATATATACATATTATACCATGACAATTATACATTTAAGAAAAACCCAACAAACAAACAAACAACAACGAAAAACAAATAGACGACGAAATACAAAAACAAGAAGACGTAGTGCGAACGACCGCAGCAGTCCGTCGATGGGCACTATAGCCAAGTCGATGCAATTGTTACCTTGGGTCGATGTGAAAAAAATAGATTGGCGTAATTTATCATCAAATCCAAATGCGATAGATTTATTAGAAGCGAATCCAGACAAAATATTTTGGCATAATTTATCATCAAATCCAAATGCGATTCCTTTATTTAAAGCAAATCCTTTAAAAATAGACTGGGCTTCATTATCGAAAAATCCAAATGCCATTTCTTTATTGGAAGCGCTTCCAACAAAAATATCTTGGTATTGGTTATCAGCAAATCCAAATGCCATTCCTTTATTAGAAGCGAATCCTTTAAAAATAGACTGGCATTCATTATCGAAAAATCCAAATGCCATTTCTTTATTGGAAGCGAATCCTTTAAAAATAGACTGGCATTCATTATCGCAAAATCCAAATGCCATTTCTTTATTGGAAGCAAATCCAGAAAAAATAGTTTGGTATTGGTTATCTCAAAATCCCAACGCCATCTCTTTATTAGAAGCGAATCCAGAAAAAATAGTTTGGAAGCAATTATCTCAAAATCCAAATGCAATTTCTTTATTAGAAGCGAATCCAGAAAAAATAGACTGGTTATGGTTATCGCAAAATCCAAATGCCATTTCTTTATTGGAAGCGAATCCAGAAAAAATAGCTTGGGAATATTTATCATCAAATCCAAGTATTTTTGCAGATTCAACATCATTTTATACAACAGCTCAAAAACATGAATTATATATGAAACATCACTCTACAAATGAAATAAATGACACATTAACTCGTGGCGGGAGACTCGACCTGAGTCTTCCATTATTTTGGGATGAATCTCCAATAGTCGAAGAATATCTTACCTATCTATTGCATCATCGCCCAGAAATCATGGATGAAATTAAACGTAGTATCAACAATAGTATCAAAAATAGATTACATACAAATAGATTGAATTGTATTACAGCGATTCGTTTTTTTATGGAAAATCATCTATTTGATAATGATAACGAAAACAAATTAATACAATTGTCCGTTTTATTTGTTGAACATGCACCAGTTATTGAAAATCGTAACATTGCAATATATTTATTTGGAATTATGCCAGAAAATAAAGTAAATGCCATATTTGATGTAGATACAAAAGAAACCTATTTACTACATGCATGTAAAAATAATGATGTTGAATTGGCAGAATGTATTGTTTCTCGATTACAAGACAACACGACTCTCCATAAAAAAGACGATTTTGGATATGATGCAATTTATTATGCGAAACAATTTCGTATGAAACATGTGTTGCACCGAATTCATGAATTGGATGAGAAAATGAAACATGCTTATATTGCTCCATCAAAAAAATTCAAGACACCTGAAATGAACACAAATGAGCGAACAACGATAAAAAATGGATGGAATCCAATCGAACTTCAATATGTTGATGTAAATACATGGTTATTACAAAGTCCAATGAATTTGGCATTATCATTTGACCCAAATACAATTGTTGGTAATTATCCTACTATTTGTATGACATCACCGAATATTGGAACTGCTCTACGTCAGCCATCTGTATATGTGAAAGAATGCGTATATATTAAAGGTGCATTATTAGATTATGTTAAAACCCGCGAACTGCCGGAAATATATATGAATATATCGTCTATCGGAATTATTGGTATAAAAAATCCCATTTTAATAGATTTAAACAGTTTTACGCATAAATTAGATGCAATCAAAAATGTAAATAAATTAGCGGGAAAACACGTGCATCTAACAAAACAAAAAACGATTCGTGGGATTTTACGACAGTATGTATTATATCATCCGTCCTCGCATGGATTACTTACAGAAGGAAAATATACGGGCTTCGCCACAAAACAAAGCTTGTCCTTAACGAATTATTCAAAACACTGGGATATTGCTATGAACTCCTATTTACGCAAAGGTCCCAACTATTTTTTATCGACTGAATTTTTAAAATATTATCATCGTTTTGGAAAAAATGTGGATGAAGCGAAAGAAAACGTATTGAAAAATATTGAAAATATAGATATGGCATTTACCTATGCTCCAAGAACCGGAAAATCGGTAACGGTATTTCGAGGAACAAAAAATGCACAAACCGATGCACCTTACGATGGAATTCAACAGGGATTTATTTCTACGACATCAGATGAAGACATTCTTGACATGGGAGGAAATGCATTTATTTCAGCAGATGACCAATGTTGTATTTATGTTTATACTGTGGAAGCAGGTATTCCGTATATAACAATGAACCAGATAAGTCGGTATAAAGCGGAAAACGAAATATTATTGCCGAGAGGATTGATTGTTACCGTAGATGATACGGAAATTACAGAAGACGGATTCAAAAAATATTTATGCACCATACATATGCCAGAAAATATTCAAGAACGGTATCCTCTAATGGAAAAATGTGTTTCCTACGATGTATTTGATATATAATTTTTTGTTTATTTATTTCAAAATAGGTAATATATTTGTATTTGTATTTGGTTTGCCATTATACCATTCACATTCCATTGCGAACCCGTCGTGTCCATGGCGTTTATATGTACCATATCCGTGTCTTTTTCCATCTCTCCATTCTCCTTCATACACATCTCCATTTGCGTGTATATAAATACCATATCCATTTTTTTGGTCATCTTTCCATTCTCCTTCATATATATCTCCATTTTCTTCATTAAACAATCTTATATTCCATGCCAAGTAGAGATCCTTATCACCATATACATATTTTCCTTTTCCATGGCGTTTATTTCCCTTCATTTCTCCAATATACAAGTCACTACCTCCTATAACTACCTTACAAATATATGGAATATTATGTAACGATTTATATATTTCATTACATTCAGTTCGTATCGCATTAGTAATTGTGTTCATTTTATTTGGTTATTTATTAAAAAAATAAAATTTTCAATTTTTATATTCCACCACTTCGATTGCTGTCAAACCCCTGTGTATATTGTCCTCTTAATTGCGTGCGTGTATGATTATGCATACTATTTCCTCCAATAGTGTTTCCCATCAGATTTTCATGGGGAGATTGGTCAAACATATATCTCTCAAATAAACGAGGATACGGTTGTTCCGATGGGCGAGATACAATGACGGTTTTATACAAATCCGACTGCGACGACGGTATATAAGCATCTTTTGTTTTTTGTGGATGTTGTTGTTTGGATTGTTGTGAAAAAAAAGAATCCATTTCGCGAGGTCGGGACAAGAGCGTGTTTTGATTTTTTAATTCACTTTCTCTATCAATATTCGACAAATACCCCGACACAGGACCTTGCCGATTTGCGGGAGAAAAATTGGTATGTATCATATACGGCGATTTTGCATGAATAGGAGCAACCGTATTTTGTGTATGTGTCGTCATAATAATAGGAAATTTCGCATATTTTGTGGAAATGGAACGGGGGTCAAAATTGGGTTCCAATGAAATATCCGATTTATTTCTGTCATAAATGCGATCATTTAATTCTTCTACACGCTGATTTTGTCCATAAAATAAAGTCTCTCGAAAACTCGTTCCTTCATCAGAAATAGGTGAATACAATTGATGGAATTGGTCCGACGATGAAATCATTGTATGTTATATGAAATAGAGAGATTTTTATAGGAATTTAATATAATAATGAATCATTATCAACGACAAATAAAACATCCACAACAAAACAAAAAAATCAATCAACCGCCATTAAAAACCATATTGTCAACTGCGTGGTATCCCTTGGGGGCAAAATTTCCAGAAGCGACGTTTCATAGTTGGATACACAATATGTTAAGTCGGGTAAAAAATTATTATTTGGTGGTATATACAAATACAGAATCTCTCTCCCTATTTTCCCCCTATCTATCAAATCCACGGATACATATTGTCGTAAAACCGATAGAAGAATGGACTCAATACGAAAATCGAATCTTTTGGCAGGAAAATCATACAAAAAACGTTTTCCTAAACCAAAAAATAGATTGGAAATTAAACATGCTTTGGTCCGAAAAGGTGCATTTTGTGTGGAATACAATTATGTATAATTATTTCGTGGAAGATGCACAAAATAGTATGTACGGGTGGATTGACATTGGATATTTTCGCGGGCGACCGGTCGACACAGAACTCCGTCGTTTAACGGAATTTCCAAATCCATCCCGCATTCGTGCATTAGACCCCACGAAAATACATTATGCATTGGTAAATAACAATATGCCACAAATACAATATATAGAACATTGTGTTCAAACGGGGCAACCAATTCATCCCCAACAAATTTCGGTTGGAGGCGGATGTTTTTTTGGAACAAAAGAAAAGATAGAAGAATGGAGAGATGTTTTTACGATTATTTTACAGGAATATATTGACGCAAATAAATTGGTGAAAGACGACCAAATAATTGTGGCGGAGGCGGTATTTTCGTTGAAATACGGAGGATTGTTTTATTTACACAGAGAGGTGAATCCGAACTATGACAATTGGTTTATGTTTTCACGATTGTTGTTATGATTACACCATAACAGAAAATACGGTAAGGGCAAATAAAACAAACGGTAACAATAACAAAAGCCAACTTAGCCAAGGGTAACCGGATTTACATATAATATTTAAAATAAATGTCCAGAATATAATATATAGCAATTGCGCTAAAAATAACAAATAGGTATTTGCGACAGAACACGATAACATACCGACGCAAAATAAATTGGTGTTTCCCATATTTTGCCATATGAGAAGTAGAAGACATACAAGAGATATGCCCAGATAAAGCTTACTTGGAAGACAAAGACTTGGAAATTTCATTGTAATAATATTTCGGGAGAGAATATTTCGGGGGGGGGGAGAAAAGAGGAGAGAGAATATATTAAATCTCTCTAATAATATTTTCGTCATTATGCGTCTCTCAAAGAAGGGGCAAAGCCCCTTTTTGAGAGACACGGACGACGACAAAATTTTAGAAGAGGAATGTTCAAACTATCTATCTTTATAGAGAGACTTCTATTCCATTTTGGAATAGAATGGAATAGGAATTTATGTGAATCTTTTTTATTTGGCATATATCTTTTACAATTAGTCCGTGTCTCTCAAAGAGGGGCTTTGCTCCTTCTTTGAGAGACGCATAATGACGAAAATAGTATACGCATGTTTTTTCTAAAATGGGTTAGCGTACATGAAAGAATATAAACACGTCCTACTATAACTAGTAATCTCATGTCTTCCTTTACCAATAAAGAAATGACCGTTATCAAGCGTGATGGCACAAATGAAACGGTTGAATTTGATAAAATTCTAAATCGTGTTCGAAGAATTGGCGAAGAAACTGGTGTAAAAATAAATTACACGAGTCTTGTAGTAAAAGTAATTGACCAATTGTGTGACAACATATCCACAAGTAAAATTGACGAATTATTGGCGGAACAGTGTATTTCGTTATCTTCTTCACATACAGATTATAGTATTCTTGCCGGACAATTGCTTGTATCGAATCACCAAAAAAATACATCCGACTCATTTTCTAAAAAAATGACACAATTGTATGAATTTCGCGATATTCACGGAAAACATTGTCCAAAGATATCCAATGAATTGTATGAATTGGTGTCTCTCCATGGCGATATATTAGACTCTATTTGTGATTATTCGAGAGATTTTTTAATCGATTATTTTGGATTTAAAACACTTGAACGAGCCTATTTATTTAAATTAGACGGTAAAATTATTGAACGACCTCAAGATATGTGGCTTCGCGTTGCATGTGGAATTCATTGCACCAATTCAAATATATCTGAATACAATACTTGTATCGATAAATCTTATGCCGATAAATCTTATGCCGATAAATCTTGTGTTGATGGATTTGGGGCTTGGTCTTGTGACGATAAATCTTATGCCGATGAATCTTATCCGCACATTCATACGCAACAACCCATGTTCGAGAAACTTATGGTGGCAGAGCGACGAACTGTAGTGCAAGTGTGTAGCATTGAATCTATTTTAGATAAAATTCGAGAGACATATGACGGAATGTCACAAAAATATTTCACACATGCAACTCCAACATTATTTAATGCCGGCACTCCCAAACCGCAATTAAGTAGTTGTTTTTTATTGGCAATGGAATCAGATAGTATTAATGGTATTTATGATACATTGAAAGATTGTGCTATTATTTCAAAACATTCCGGCGGAATTGGATTGCATATACATAATATTCGCGCAAGTGGATCACATATTCGCGGAACAAATGGTCAGTCAAATGGAATTGTGCCGATGTTAAAAGTTTTTAATAATACGGCAAAATATGTGGATCAGTGTGTTGTGCCAGAAACTATTATTTATACAAAAACCGGACCGACCGAAATTCAAAATTGTTGTGTCGGTGAAACGGAGATTTATAATTTGCATGGAGAAACAGAAGTTATTCAAAATATATTGGAACACACATATGAAGGAGAATTGTTACATATAAAAACACAGCATTCCTTTTTTCCTTTACAAATTACGGCAGAACATCCCGTATATTGTTTGCGAAATGGAGTTGCCAATACATGCAATAATTTTGAATGGGTAGATGCAGGCGAATTAACAAAAAATGATATGATTGTGTATCCGATGCCTACCTATAGTAAAGATATTGATACCATTACAGAGGATGACTGTTATATGTATGGAATATTGTTAGGAGATAACAACAAAGAAAATAATATTTGCATCAAAAATAAACCAAAGATGGTTGCATTTATCACAAATTATTTCGATACAAATCTGGTTCAATATACGATTCATTCCGACCACATTCAATGGAAAAAATCAATTCATTTACCATTTCGCCATAATGACATATATAATACGGCACAAAATAAAAGAATTCATCATAAGTGGTTGCATTTACCGATTGAAAAGAGTGCCCATATTATTCGAGGATTGGTTGATACAGAAGATATGTGTATTCATAGTAAATCTTCCGAATTAATTGAATGTGTTCGTTTTTTATGTATGAAACTTGGAACACTTACTACCAGTGAAGTGGAAGACGACCTATTTTTTCGTGTTCGTATTATACCAACTCCATTTATTTGCAAATTATTGGATATTTCCGATAGAGATTGCCTTTCCGATAAAAATCGAATCGACCATTTTCTTTTATCTCCTGTTCAGGAGATAACCAAAACGCATTATTCGGGAGTATTGTATGATTTGCAGTTGGAAAAGGAACACAATTATCTGTTACATAATGGACTTGTGCATAATGGAGGAGGTAAAAGAAATGGTAGTTTTGCCATTTATCTGGAACCATGGCACGCCGATATTGAAAGTTATTTACAATTGCGGATGAATCACGGCGACGAGAATTTAAAGGCGCGTGATTTGTTTTACGGATTATGGATTCCCGATTTATTTATGGAACGGGTCAAGTCCGGCGGGCAATGGACACTTATGTGCCCCGATGAGTGCCCCGGTTTGGCGGATGTATATGGCGAAGAGTTTGTTACCTTATATACAACATATGAACGTAATGGACGCGGGAGAAAAACCATTTTGGCGAGAGATTTATGGTATCAAATTTTAGATGCACAAATGGAAACAGGAATGCCGTATCTTCTTTATAAAGACGCGTGCAATTCAAAATCAAATCAGAAGAATTTAGGAACGATTAAATCGTCGAATTTATGTTGTGAAGTCGTTCAATATTCGGATGAAAATGAAACGGCTGTGTGTAATCTTGCCAGTATTGCATTACCGTCCTTTGTCGTAAATAAAACATTTGATTTTGTAAAACTCCAACAAATAACCGAATTGATTACGTATAATTTAAATCGCGTAATTGATATTAATTACTATCCCACGGAAAAATGCCGTAATTCAAATCAAAGACACCGACCCATCGGCATCGGTATTCAAGGATTGGCAGATGTGTTTATGATATTGGGCATTTCGTTTGAGAGTGAAGAGGCGAAAACATTAAATCGAGATATTTTTGAAACGATGTATTATAGTGCCGTAAAAGAATCGTGTCGATTGGCGCAAAAAGATGGTCCCTATTCTACCTTTGCGAATTCTCCGGCAAGCAAAGGTATTTTGCAATTTGATATGTGGAATGTGAGCCAAGACAATACACGGCATGATTGGACAACATTAAAACAAAATATTATTACACATGGACTTCGCAATTCTCTATTAATGGCTCCAATGCCGACCGCTTCCACCTCGCAAATATTGGGATTTAATGAATGCATTGAGCCGATAACAAATAATATTTATTCAAGACGAACAAATGCGGGAGAATTTTTACTGACAAACAAATATTTAATGAAAGATTTACTGGAAATGGGAATTTGGAATGAAACTGTTAAGAATCAAATCGTGGCGAATGGAGGGTCGATTCAAACAATTGAGTCAATTCCCATGGAACTTCGTGTTAAATACAAAACTGTATGGGAAATTCCGGCAAAGGTGCTTATTGATATGGCGGCAGATAGAGGTCCTTTTATTTGTCAGAGTCAAAGCAGTAATTATTGGATGGCGAAACCAGACCGGTCAAAACTCACAAAAATGCATATGTATGCGTGGTCAAAAGGATTGAAAACAGGTATATATTATCTACGCCAACAAGGGGCACATCAAGCACAAAAATTTACAATTGAACCTACCAAAATGACGGGACATACACAATATGAAGAGGAGGAGGAGGAGGAAACCACATGTGAAACGTGTTCGGCATAAAAGTTGGGCGTAAAAATATGTGTATATAACAAATAATGTCGTCGTCATTAAGTTTTTTGTCGTATGGTCTTATTGGAGTAACTGTTTCAGTTATTGCAATTGTAACTATTTTAGATGAACCAACTTCTTCCTCCTCTCCAACTCCTTCTCCTTCCACGTCCATTCTTCCAACGTCCATTCTTCCAACGTCCATTCTTCCAACGTCCACAACTACTACTACTGGTGGTAAAAAAACACGTAAGCATAGAAAACGATAACCAAATAGACGAATTACTTTAAAAGAATTTCATTTTCATTTCTGATTGGCTCAGTAAAATGATTATTTAACAGAGAATTTAATAGTACAATCGTTTCTTTTTGTGTTTCAACATCGTCTCCATTTATTCCCGGCGACTTATTCCAATATCTGGCATCTCCATTTATTCCCGGCGAATGTTTAAGGATTTTTTTAATAAAATAATCAAGAAATCGTTTTTTAATTTCTAAAGGAATTGTTTTACTTGGACCTGGGAGTTTATTTTCCCCTTTTTCGTCAGGTTTTTTCATTTCTTTACTAAATTTATGATAATAATCTGTCCAGTAATATCGGTTCGTATCATTTGTCGCAAGTGCATTATACATATAATACACTTCATCATCTGGAAATTTATTTATAAATGAACCTTCCGTATTTTTATAATATTGTATATCGGTGTTGTTTGATGTATTCGTAGACAATGGTTCATTAAATTGTTCAACGAGAACAAATAATCTATCGTAAATGGATTGTTGCATAACAGAATTGTCCATATGTTTGAATTGTTTACGCACAACCTTATTTTCTTCGCGTATTTGTTTTTTCGCCATATCTTTTTCTATTTGTGCTTGCATTTTCAATTCTGCCTTTTCGCGTATTTTTTCCATTTGTGCTTGTGCTTTCAATTCCGCCTTTTTGCTCATTTTTTCATCATTTTTAGACATTGTTGATTGTTGTGTTGGTTGCGGAATAAAAAGATTTTCAATTTTTTTTTCTAAAATAGTTATTTTTTCTTCACACATCTTTAATTTTGTTGGACATGATAGAGGAGAAAGAGAAAGCCGAGGCGAAAGAGAAAGCCGAGAAGAAAGAGAACGTTTTTTCGTTTTACTATTTTCTACACAAAGTCCCGTTTTTTTATGTCGCCGAGTTCCATTTTTGCAACGTTTTTGTTTTTCAGACATTATATATATATATACATACATATTATGTCATCTTCAATTCCATTAGATCCAAATTATTATCAAGCCATCGCAAATGCATCGAATGATTTTAATACAGCGTATGCACAATATTTATCGTGTAATTGTATGCAACCGGGTATAGGCGCATCCACTTCTGCTTGCACGACTGATCCATTATTAGGATGTCCGACTACAAATATAGGTTTAAGTTGGCAAACCATGGTATATCCATCCTATGTAATCCTTCAAAATACAATTGACCAAGCATTAGCCACAATACAGCCTATTAATCTGCCAAATTACGACGCATCTATGAACGAACTAACTACACAATATACACAACTTCTGGCATTTCGACAGAATTTAGACCAACATGTGAAAGATTTACATTTAAATTATACGACAAATACGGGAATACCGAATATGTATCAGTCGAAATTGGATACGACTATACTAACCACCAGTATTTGGGCAATTCTCGCCACATCATTAGCGATTTATATTTTTATGAAACATGAGTAGAGAGGGAGGTTTTATTTGGTTATGATTTGTTTATGGTTTATTCAAAATATAAAACAATCACATATATTATATAAATGCAACAACGACGAACTATATTAAAAACAACTACTCCGTATCAACCAACCTCACCTCCCCAATTGGAGGGATTTTCATTTGTGAATTATGGAAAGATTCTGAATGAAGGATTTACCGATGCCAGTTGTAATATTACCGACCCCGCATGTCAACAACAATTAATGACATCAGGGAGTCAATATTATTTACAGTTTCAAAATTTAGCGAATTCTTTACATAATGTATCCACATCTGCGGGTGTATATGACCAACAGTATGATTATTTAATGTCAAATCCAATGTATGCATACAGTGGAACTGTTCTCGGTCCGCCTTCTTCTATTCAAGATGCATTGACGGATGATTTACATCAAGTTACATTACAAGAAAATACATTTTATGTATTGGGGACAATTACTATTGCAACATTGTTTATTGGGGCGATTATATTGTCGAAATAGTCGTATTGGAAGACCAAAGAAAAATTGAAAATCTTTTTTTTATATTTTAATTGCATCTTTAAAACTGTACAACACAGAATTACTACTATCACGATGTTTTCCGAAATCGAAATCCAAGATTTACTTGTAAAAATAAATCGCGCGCAAAATAGTCTTATTCCTCTATACGAAGTTCGAAAACAGTTCTTTATTGAATATGCGAAACATAGTCCGGGAAGCGCCTATACAGCCGAACAATATGCCACTATAAAATTTGAAAAAACAAAAGAGGCGAAGGACATTAAAAAATTTGAACGTATTTTATTTCCCTCCCAACTCATGGTCGATTGTAATGAAGAAACGATTACATATGCCATCAAATTTGCCAAACATTATCGTGAACCAATTTCACGTGTAATGAATGCTATGTATATGTGGGAAGAAGGCAGAAAACAATTAAGAAAGGCGAAAAATGGTGGTGAGCTTATCTCCTTTGTCAAAGAACAATTTAAATTACATTATTATGTATGTAATACTGCTCTATGTGTTACCACTCCATGTGTTACTCCTGCTATAGACATTTCTCTTTCAAATTTAGAATTATGTTGGGAATAAATGTACGTGCTCTCTCTCTAATTAAGTAAATATCAAGCCTATTATTTTTTAATTATATGGTCTTTTGGTAAATCTATTATATAATAATAATAATAATACTATATAATAATGCCAAGTCTGCCACTCATACAATATTTGAAAAAACGACGATATGGAAATAGAGGAGGAGGTGCCAAATATTTTATTGACTGTCCGGCATTTCAAAATTATCCCGAATCAATTCAAACAGAAATGATTCTCAAAAATGTTGATAAACAAAATGTTGCTATTTTAACAGCATTTGCTCAAGACGATGAATTTCGTAAAAAAATAGTCATAAAATTAACATATGCTAACGAAATAGACGGAAATAGAGAATACCGCATTGGAGAGATACTTTATGAACATAAAATTTCCGGATTTATTTGGTATTTATGCACATTTCCGTGTTTTGATGATACTATATCCCGTGCTCCAAAATCTCGTAATGGTGAAAAAATAAAACCGAAAGCATACACAGACCCTATTTGTCAAGCACCTCATTTGAAAAAGTATGCTCAAAATGTGCTTGTTATGCCATACATACAAGAGGGTTCTCTCGAATCCTATACATTTACACCAGAAAATATATTTCTATTAAAATCCACATTAATTCACGCAATTATGTCATTGACTGTAGCATATGACCAACTGCAATTTATTCACGGAGACTTACATTTGGGAAATATTCTTCTTAAAAAAACGACAAAACAAGACATTACATATCATATTCGTGGTATAGAGCCAATTACATTAGATACAATGGGATACAAAGTTATTCTTATGGATTTTGAAAAATCAAAATTAATTCTTGATGTGTCCGAGAAAATGCAAATAAATGTAGGACATTTTTGGAAAGATTTACTTTTCTTAATAAAAAAAACCGGTGTCGCATTTGATAATTATGATGATTATTATATTACATGGGATGATGCAGATATTCTTTCTTTTATACATCGTGCGTCGCAAAGTGCATTACCATGTTCTGAAATTATGACGTTAATTCATTTGGTAAATGAGTCAACATTTTATTTTTTACCAACAAGTAAAATAACATATAGTTCGATATAAAGATAATAAAATAATAAAATATAATTTCATATGATTGAATCAGACCTATCGAATCCACCCGTTACGGTATATTATCTAAATTCGTGTCTTTGGGAGAAGGATTTTTTACTGAATGATATTTTGGGACCAATTTGTAAAAATGTTATTTTTTTTGATAAAATAGAAGATATTTCTATTGCAACGCAAAATCATCCGCAAATTCTTATATTGACAGATACCCTGCCGTTTCAAGAGGTTGAAACGTTTGTAAAGAAAATATCTCCAAATGCCATTTTTTTTACCTCCGGCGAAACAGGAAATCATGCGCAATGGTTGTCATTGTCCGCCTATACTCCATTGTATTGCAAACAATACAATCATTTTTCTATAGGAACATCTCCCACAAATATTGTCCAAATACCGCTTGGATATATAAAAGGATTTATCACAAAATACGATTGTCCTTTATCCACTATTCGCCCGCATGTGTGGGCATTTGTTGGTGAATTAAAATCCGATAGATATGAAATGTGTGAAACATTTGCACGTTTTCCGAACAATGTCGTTGTTATATCAAAAAATACATGGAATCTTGAGCGACAACATATATCTCCTCAACAACTTGCTGATATATATAGAGACGCCGTATTTGTTCCGATTGGAAGAGGCAATTGTTCATTGGACTGTTTCCGAATTTATGAAGCAGTTGCATTGGGGGCTATACCAGTTATTGTGGGGAGAAAAGATGAAATAAAACAAACATTTTATTATGACGGACATATTCCACCATTTGTATTTTGTGAAAACTGGGACCAAGCCATTGATATATGTAATGTTTTATTGGCGAATCCGTCTCAATTAATACATAGACAAGCCAGTATTTTACAGTGGTGGAACGAACGTATTATGGACATTCAATGCAAGATAAAAAAGGTTATTTAGCAGAGCAATACGTATATAAAATTGAATTACATTTATTTATGAATTGGTGTAAAATGTCTCTTGAAACAGTTATAAACGAAAAAACCATAAAAAAACGTCATTTTATATTATCTAATTATCTCAAAAATAATAATGTTGGCGTTTTGAATGAAAATGAAACGTTATGGTTTAAACACATATTTGAAAAGTTTTATACACCAGACGACCAATATACTAAATTTAATTCTTCGCAAATTTCAAATGTATCCATAGTAAAAGACAATTACGGAAATAAATGTTTTTGTATTTTTGTAAATGATACTCGGTTTCCAACATCTATAAAAAGACTTGCCGGCGGAAATAGAAACGACAAAGCAAATGTAATACGAGCATTAAGAAATGCGATAGAACCGCAAATTCATGATTTTCGCAAAAATAATCCATTAAATCCTGTAAATATTTGTCCGATTACAAATGAACCATTTGGGTTCGATGCCGAAGTAGATCACCAAATACCATTTCATATGTTAGAAGAAGAATGGATAAAAAATAATAAAAATATTTCTTACATTTACAATGTAGATAAATTTGATTATATTTTACAAGAACCGTATTACACACGTTGGTTTAATTTCCATTTAGAAAAATCAATATTAAGATGGGTGTCAAAAGAGGGCAACAAAATTGCGCATAAATTATATGTTAAAACGGATTGTCTGGGCTAACTTGGTTAATACAATATTTTTATTGTATTAATTGTTTTATTTATATAAAATACGCATTGCTCTAAATATCCAACGACATAATATTCTTTTCAGACCGAGGTTTTCGCCGGCTCATATTTTTTTTACTATTGCCGTCATTCGAAACCGTTTTTAATCCTGCCAATAAATTATCAATATCGGAAGAAGGTCCTTTCATCTCTGCTCTCGGAGGAGGAGAAAATTGCGATTGAGGTTGTTGTTGTTGTTGAGGTGGATTTGTATAAGATGCGTGACCGCCTACATCAATTCCTTCTTGTTGTGTTTGTTGTTGTTGCTGCTGTCGAATATCTTGCGGTTGTTCCGGTCGAAAGGTAGTTCCTCTCGCCAAACTAATATCGGGACGCTGTTGGTTAGGTCTTTCTGTAAAATTCATTGTTCCTTTTTGCACAATGGGCTGATTGGTTCTGGTATCCAAAGGTGCAGGTGGCGGACCGGATGACATATTGGGAGGGTCTTTTACAAGCCCTTGTGCAAATGCAAATCCGGGGCTTTTTTCTTTCATTGCATCTACAGTTGCATTTGTAAATGCCTTCATTAATTGCGGACTTTGTTTTAATACATCTTGCAATCCCGGCGCTATATTGGTAAGTGACGAATTTGTAATATGAATCATTGATACAGACAATCCCAATTTTAGACATAGAGACAATTCGGGAGGTATTTTTTTACCTCCACTATATTTGTCATGAAGTTCCGAAAATATTTCATCATAACTATCTATATCATCCTCAACCGTATCAGAAAGTCCCCCTAAATCCAACCCAAATGGGTCAAACGTTGAGTTCGCCCACTCTACAGAACTTACAAATGTTTTTAACCAATATGCCTGAAGTTTTATACCATCTTTTTTACGTTTATCTTCCAAGGCAGATTCATACTCGTCTTCAATCTCTTCATACGCCGAATCCACGGTATAATGTGAAATGTTTTTAATTGAACCTTTTTCATACCATTCTTCTAATTTCTTAATCATGGCACGCTTCTTTCGATTGCGTTCTCTCTCGGACGATGGAACCGTGGTTGTTTTGGAAGATACGGGCATTTGTTTGCTAAATCCGTCCCATGTCTTGCTTGTTCCAGAAAGACTCTCTTGGGTAGCATGACCAATATTTGAATCGGTGTGTTCTAATACAACTTCAGGAGTGGGAGAGGCATTTTTTTGTGAAAATCCGAAAAAATTACCAAAGCCGGACGAAGATACGGTTTTTGTTTGAATAGGAGTCTGTCCAGTTAATTCATTTAATTCATTCTCTAAATCTCCTAATTCTTTCATATCGATACGCCCCGAACCACTGGACGACCGTTTTTTATCATTCATCAGGAGTTCAAATCCAGAACCAAATTTTGATGTTGCACTATCCATATTCAAATCCAAATGTTCTAAATTATCATTTCCGATGTCCATTAAATTAAGTTCTTCCATATTTACTTGTATTATGGTATTTGAATAATATTTATTCTTATTTCAAACACATCTTTATGTTTCATGTTTCAATAAATAAAAAAATAAAAATAATATAAATATAAAAATAAAAATTCTATTAATATGCCGATAACATTAATTAGTTTTGATATTGGTATTAAAAATATGGCGTATTGTATCGGTAAAGTAGATGATGAATTGTTTTCTATTTTGGATTGGAATATAATGAATTTAAGTGTTGAATATGCTACTCCTCAACCCGCCTCTCTACCCATATGCAGTTATATAACAACTACCACCTACAAAAAGAAAAATAAACCACCTATATTAAAACCATGCTCAAAATTGGCGAATTATGGAGAGACCCACCCGTCATATTTTTGTGAGAAGCATGCCCACGAACAAATGACCTACGGTATTTTACCGGACAATAAACCGAAAACCATTCTTGAATTAAAAACCATATTGTCGCAAAAGTCCATAGATACCACGAATAAAAACAAGACTGAATTATTGGCACAATGTATCAAGAAACGTCCCGTTGAAAAACGGGCAATTACGGCAGATAAAATAAGTCTGATAGATATCGCCCAACGTTTTATCATACAAATGGATATATTGTTAGAGAAATTTCCCGAAATTACGTGTGCCATTTTAGAAATGCAAATATCCCCCATTGCCACAAGAATGCATACAATTCAAGGAATGCTGGCGATGTATTTTATGACAAAGAATATTCATGTAGAGTTTATTTCGTCCTCCAATAAACTAAAACTTGTAAAAATGATGGAAGGCGAAACAAAAAAAGAAGGAGAAGGAGAAGAAACAAGAACATATAAAGAAAATAAAAAGTTAGCTGAAGAATTTTGTCCAAAAATACTTGACCATAATGTATCTCTCTCTTTATGGAAAGATGTTGTTACACAATTTAAAAAACAAGATGATATGTTTGATTCAGCACTTCAAATGATATGGTATTTACATAACAAGAATTATGTTAAATTTCAAAATTTTGAAATAATTGTTGCATCAAATAATTGTTGCATCAAATAATTGTTGCATCAAATAATTGTTGCATCAAATAATTGTTGCATCAAATAAACTAATAAATTGAAAATCTTTTTTTTATAACCAGAAACAAACTAAAAGCAAACAATGAATCTCGAAATTGAAAAGGAAGGAGAGTATGGTGAAAGCATCACAATATATTCAGATGGAAAAAGCTATGAAGGAAAGTTAACATACAATAAAACAAATGATAAAGCATGTGTTATATTTACAAATGGCAACATCTATGAAGGAGAAGGAGAGTGGAAAGACAATAAAATACATGGTCAAGGTCGATTGACCTATTCAAATGGAAATATCTATGAAGGAGAGTGGAAAGAAAATAAAAAATATGGTCAAGGAACATATACATTTACCGACGGCAATATCTATAAAGGAGAATGGAAAGACGATAAAAAACACGGTCAAGGAACATATACATATGCCGATGGAGCAATTTATAAAGGAGAATGGAAAGACGATAAAAAACACGGTCAAGGAACATATACATTTACCGATGGAGCAATTTATAAAGGAGAATTGATAGACAATAAAACACACGGTCAAGGAACACTGACATTTGCCAATGGCGATATCTATGAAGGAGAGTGGATAGACAATAAAAAACATGGTCATGGTCGAATGTCATTTTCAAATGGCAACATCTATGAAGGAGAATGGAAAAACGGAAAAAAAGATGGTCATGGTCGAATGACATATGCAAATGGTTCTGCCTATGAAGGTGAGTGGAAAGAGGATGCCAAAGATGGATATGGTGAAACAATTGAAAAAGGTTACTGGAAAAAAGGCGTATTTATAGAAAGTGTTTCACAAATACCATTCATTAAAGTTAAAACCGAATGAGAAAAGTAAATGATAAAAGGTAAATGAAAGGATAGATGATAGATAAAATTGATAAAAAAATAATAAAATTATGTATAAAATAATACAAATATGAACAATCAAATAGAATTTATAGAATCCATTGTTAGAACAGATACGTCATTTCTAAATACATATATATTTACAAATGAAGATTTACTTCATATGTGTATTGAAGATGTAAAAAATGAATTATTAGAAAATCCAACAATTCAAATATACGGAAAAACCGCTATTCAACACAGGAGTATCGGATTCTTTTCCGATAATTCAATTGGATACTATTATTCTGGACAACTCGCAAAATCTAAACCACTGTCATCGAATTTATTATCACTATTAACCATTATAAACGCACATTTTGCTATGGAGTATAATGGAATTTTAGTAAATAAATACGGCGACGGAAATGACTGTATTGGTGCACACAGTGATGATGAAAAAGGATTGGATGTGGGTGGAGTTATTGCCATATCATGTGGCGCTATCCGAAAATTTCGTGTTCGAAATAAAATATCAAAAAAAATTGTTATAGATATTCCAACTATATCAAACCATATACTACATATGGGAGGAGATTTTCAAAAAGAATTTACTCATGAAATACCGATTGAAAAAAAGGTAAAAGATATACGATATTCTTTTACATTTCGAAAACATCTTCGTTAGTAAGATTTACGCGTAAATTTCGATGACGCATTTGTTCGACTACTTCGTTTTATAGTTTGACGACTACTATTTGATTTTAACGGCATTATTAAAAAAAACTCTCGAATATAATACATAATTTTTTGAGAGACCAGTATATCTATTTTTTTTTCTTCTTTTGACGATTTTATTACCGGATATTGTGCGAGTTCATTCTTGATATCTCGTAACGATATTTTTTGTATATTATCTCTCCGAATAAATTCACAAAATCGGTCAAATATATCATTCGTTGATAAGTGATGATTGTATGCTTTTGGTTTAATATAGTACACTTTATTATTCGTATTGTACATTAGCGGATGGTATAAATCATCTATAAAACATATTTCGGCATGTTTGGATAACATGGAACATTGAATAAAATCAGAATATGTTTTTAATTGCGTGGTTCGTTGTGTGTTTACAATTTGATTGCCAATTTTAAACGCATAAATAATTTGGTCAAACAAAATGAATTCGGCACCTCCCCCCAATTTATGATGAAAATATGCAATAACATGATGTATCCAATCGACAGGACATTGGTTGTTTGTATATAAAAAAACTTTATAACATTCTCCCTGTTTCTTTTTATGACATAAATATTCGAGTATTACCAGAATTCCAACGCGTAAAAACTCCGGATATACATCCATCAAAGAAAATAAAATAGCGCGTTCTCCCTTTTCTGGATACAGTTTAATAGAAATTTTCCATAAAAAATATAGGTGAGAAAAGGACCCAAGAGTTTCATCAAAATCCAATACAATCACTCTTTTTATTTTTTTATTTTTTCCAAGTCGTGAGTGGATTGGCGGAAACACTTCAATAATTTCTTTGTCTTCTTTTTTTTCTTCTTTTTCTTCTTTTTTATTTGTTTCTTTTTCTTCTTTTTTATTTGTATTTGTTTCTTTGTCGTCCTTTTTATTTGTATTATTTGTTTCCTTTTTATTTGTGTCTTTTTCTTTTGTATTGTTGTCGCTATCGAATTCTTCTTCGTTGTATTCATATTCATTTATAAATATATTGTTCATAATTTATCCAAATACAGTATTATGATACTGTATATAGAGATTATTTATCGTAATTAACCTATTTGCGAATCTTTTGTATTTGTGCTATATGTCGGGCTCAAATTTCCTCCGCGAGACGATAACAATTGCAACTGTTTATCATTAAAACACAAACTACCTTTTGAATTGGTATATCCTGAACCTTGGGTGCAATTTGTATCTCCTTTTACTCCATAAAACGCGTCAATTCCTTCCGGTGTATCTGCGCCACAAAAAAGTCCGCTTTTTCCAAAACCAAACAGTTTAGAGCATTGCTTTTCTTTTGAACCGTCGGTCAGTAACGCAACGCGAGAATCTAATGCCTGATTTGCCGGATATGTTGAATATTCGGTTGGAAATTGGGTAAATCCTTCTAAACTTTTCCATGATGATGGAAGAACAGCTGACAAGAAAATAATAATAGCCAACAAAACACTTAAAAAAATACTCTCTCTTGACATGAATTTTTTCATTCTATTATTATAACTTACGAAAATAAAGAATGAATTGAATGGGTGGTCGGCAAATCTTTTCCTACTAAACACCCTTTAAGTAAATTGGGCGCAAAATACGTTTGACAAACTCGCAATACATCTTCTTTTGTTATTGGCGCGTATTTTTGTTCAAAAATAGTGCTTAAAGGGACGATGCTTAAAGGGACGGTGCTTAAAGGGACGATGCTTAAAGGGACGATGCTTAAAGGAACTGCATTTGTGGCATTTATGATTGCAAGTGCATTTTGTTTTCCCGATAAATCAATATTGTTTAAACGCAATATTTGTCTTCCTTTTAATTCTTGTTTTGTATGTTTTATTTGTGAATAGGTCATCCCTTTATGATATAAATTTTTGAGAATTTGTTTAAGAATAGGAAGCACCTGTTTTGTCTTGGTTTTGTCAATTTCTGTATATAAAATAAAAGACCCAACGGTTTTATAATAATTCACTTCAATTTCAGACGAATAGGTGAATCCATGTTTTTCTCGTAATTCGTTAAATAAAAAAGAATTCATACCATCGGATAAAAAAGATTTGATAAGATTTAATATATATCGGTCTGGGTGATTGTAGGGACATGTGCGAAATCCGAGAGAAATACGAACGGCTTCCAATGGAATAGAAATACACGAAATTGGAAATAGATTTTGTTGTTGGGCGCATTGTCGTTCAATATAAAAAGTGGGCGACTGTTTTATGTGCGATTTTGTAAATCTGGTATTTTGCAACATATGAACAATTGTTTTAAATGGATGGTGCGATACAATACTACATATCGTATTTTGTGGAATATAGACATTTTTATACAATTGAAATACGGTCTCTCTATCTAATGATTTTTTTGTATGATAGGCAATATTATCAATCGGAGAATCATATATAGTTCCATTAAATAGTAGTCGTTCTATTTCATTCGATTCTAATTCATCTGTGTCATTTACGGCTAATGTATTTTCTTCAATAACAACGGCATGTTCTAATTCATAATCTTTTTTATTAAATACGGAGGAAAATAACATTTCACCTAATGGCTCCAATGCTTGTTGTGTATATTGATATCCACATTTTACATAATAACATGTATATGATTTTTCAGTATACGCATTTACTTCAGCTCCTATTTTATCATATATATCCGATATAGTAGTTGATTTTTCATATTTCGAACAACCTTTAAACACCATATGTTCAATCATGTGAGCAGAAGCGCGAAGATTTGGTGGTTCATGAATAGACCCAAATTGTTGATAGATTTGAATGGAAGAGAGAGGAAGGTCGGTTTTTTCATAAATTAGACAACAACCATTATCAAATATATGTGTTTGTATTGGTAACATACGATTGTTATATAATAATCATATTTAAGCTTTTCTTATATTTTTCCTTTCTTATTTTTCTTTTTATTTTTCCAAAAATCTATTATGTATTTCTCTTAAATATGTATAATTTCATTCTCATCTTCAAGATAATATTTATTTCCACAAGCGTTACATTTTTGTTGTATTCTGTCTTGTTTTTGTTTATATGTAAGACGGACCTCGGGTTTATCACACATATTACAAAGCAAATACTTTTGAATAAACTCATATAGAATTTGTTTAATTTGAGAATGTGAGAACTCACCTTGAAGATAATAATATTTGGTATATTTATCAATTCCACTTTTACATGATAATTTTTTGCCAAGAATAGAGAGAAGAATAGATTCATCAAATTCTAATTCTTTACAAAACTTTGAAAAATTATCCAACATTGTAATTGTTGTTCCTTTTTTACTGCTGTGACTTGTTTCTATTACCGAAATTATATAACGATAATTTTCATCAAATAAAATCGACTCATCGCTTGTTAAATAAAGTTTGTTATGTTGCTCCATTTTTTGGTATATTTGTGGACAAATAAATCAAATAAATCAAAATTTTTTAACCCATTAGTTTTTCAGAAAACATCCAAGCCCACTTATGAGTTAACCACCAAATACCACCAAAAATAGCACCATGTGTTAAGGCAACGACTAATTTTGAACTCTTTGGCGGAAGAGTAATCAACACGGATGGCGTTAACGCGACAAAAAGAAGCACAATATACAAAAATAGAAGAATATTCATTTTATAATATAAAGGATTATTTTTCTAAAGGTCGGTAAAGGGTCGAATAAAAAATGTTCATAATTACGTAAAATAATAGTAAACCGGATGATAGACATATCTATAAAAATAATCAAACGGATAATAATCATATTCGTCTAAAAATAATGGATTTACGGCAATTGCTCCTCCTCCTCCACCTCGTCCTCCTCCTCCGTGACCTCCTCCACCTCGTCCTCCTCCTCCGTGACCTCCTCCGCCTCCACCATGACCTTCAACAATTTTATTATTCAATATAAAAAATATACAAACAAATACCAACGCAACACAAATAATTCCTATTCCAGTGTATGGTTTTTTCATTAATTATTATATGATTAGACATATTATGATTTATGATATTTTCTTTACCGGAATTTTACTATCAACAATATAAATAGAATTCTCCGTCATAATAATGAGTTCAGTTAAAACCTTGTATATATTTACAATTGAACTTGTAAATTCTTCGGGGCTTCGCACCAACAGCCGTTCAGTAATTTTCTCGCCCGTTTCTTCGTCAATTTCTTCACGAATTCCAAGAATAACCGATTTTTCAATAGAACCTACCCAATAATCCATCATAATTGGTTTATCTTCAACAATAGCTAATTTAGATGCTTCATGAAATGTTTTACCTTCTGGATGACGAATAGGAGGAACAGTTTCCGTATTTTTTTTTGATGTTTCCGTATTTTTTGCTAAAGACATAACAATAATAATGTATGGACATAACAAAAAACGTAATTTATAACGCCCATTTTGTCATACGCGTTATAAATTTCTCTCCTAAAGTTATATATGTCTTCATCTTCTGTAAATTTAGGGAACAATGCTGGACAATTTGACCAACAAACCGGCTCTATTGCGATTGGACAACAAGCGGGGCAAACTAGTCAAGGAACATTTGCCGTAGCAATTGGACAAAATTCCGGACAAACGAATCAATCGAACGCATCTGTCGCCATTGGACAAAATGCAGGACAGGTAGAACAATCTGAATACTCCATATCCATTGGACAAAATGCGGGACAAAATAGTCAAAATACCGTAGCGGTTGCTTTAGGTCAAAATGCCGGACAGATAAACCAGTCCGACCATGCAATTGCCATTGGGCAAAATGCGGGTCAATCCAACCAAGGTTCATATTCCATTGCCATTGGAACAAGTGCGGGTCAAGTAAGTCAAGGAGAATATAGTATTGCTATTGGACATGATGCGGGTCAACTTGCGCAACCGGCTCATAGTATTGTATTAAATGCTCAAATAACCGGTGTTAGTCCACAGACGACGGGACTGTTTATCCAGCCATTGCGAAATGCATCTCAGTCAAATACGTTATATTATAATGATGCTACAAGTGAAATAACCTATTATACCTCAACGGCAGAAGATAAGACCGATATTACTTCGTTGCCATTTTTTCAGAGCGCCAGTATTTATAAACTACTACCTCGCACATTTACGTATACATCGGACGGAATTAAAAATATTGGACTTATTGCCGAGGAAGTATTTGCAGTAGATCCGGATTTAGTTGTTGTGGATGCAAGCGGAAATCCTATTAATATAAAATGGTTTGATATTGTAACATATCTCGTTTCAGAAATTAAGAAGCATCAAACTCAAATTTTAAACCAAGCCCAGCAAATGCAATCGCTTCAGTCATTGGTATTTCAGCATAAACTACAAAATCAACAACAAACTGACGCATTAAAACAACAAACTGATGCATTAAAACAACAACAAAAACAATCCACTGTCCAACAATCACCTCAATTAACTATTCAACCATCTGTAACTATTCAACCGTTGCAAAAAAGTTCATCGTCTGTTCTCCGAAGTTCTTCGAGAGGAACTGGGGCATTAGGTAAATTTATATTTCAACATAAATAGATAACGCCATAATTGGTATATGAGTAAAAAGATAGGGCGAAATGACATGTGTTTGTGCGGTTCCAATAAAAAATATAAAAAATGTTGTCTACTCAAAGAAGAACAAGAAGACAAAGAAGACAAAGAAGTTCATTCCATTGTTCAATATCTCCGTGTAGAATTTCCAACACATAAGGTGATTGATATCACAAATAAACTCACTGTTGAAACCTATCGACCCTTACAAATTCAACATTATTCAGATAATGTAATACAATTTGCCGAAAAAAACGAATTAAATGCAAGTGTGTTTTTGACACGAGTTCCATTAGATACATACGATATTATGATTTTATATCATGGGTCATATCGTACATTTCCGAAAGACGATATTTATTCAGTTATGGCAAGTTTAAGAGCGTTAATTTATCCGGAAACGGATAGTTCCATTTGAATATAAATCTTTTTATATTGTATAACAATGGCAAAATTTACCGATATTTTGTATCGCTGGTCGAAAATAAATCGCCATTACCTCATTACCTTTTTTGTTCTTGTTTTATTTATCGGATTGAGTATTTTAGGCTATAAGTGGTTTAAAAAAACCGATACTCCTTACAGTGATGTTGCAAATGCTAAAACTCGAGGACAAGAAGTTGAAATTTATATATTTACGGTTACATGGTGTCCTCACTGTAAAACCGCTCGTCCAGAATGGACGGCATTTAAAGAACAATATGAAGGAAAACGTATAGGTCCTTATGTTATTCATTGTGTTCAAGTAGATTGCACAGATAAAGATGATATTCAAGTTCAAAAAATGCGTTCAAAATACAATATTTCATCTTTTCCGACCGTAAAAATGGTTAAGGATGGAAAAATAATTGATTTTGATGCAAAAATAACTACCGGCAATTTGAATCAGTTTGTCTCAACAATGGTAGGATAAGCGAAGACAAATTATTTTTATTTCTTTCATAACATATTATTTCTCACCATATTATATATGTTATGGTTAGTAAATCATTAAAGAATACATCCTCAAGAAAAAACGAAACAAGAAAAAACGAAACCGAAACAAGAAAAAAAACTATAAAACACCGTTATACAAAAAAACATTATTCGTCTGGAGATGGTATGTTGACAACCGTTTGGGGACCACCTATGTGGCATTTTTTACACACAGTATCATTTAATTATCCCGTTGAACCTACATGCAATCAAAAAAAACAATATCGCGAGTTTATACTTTCTCTACAATATGTGCTTCCTTGCGGAAAATGTCGCATAAATCTCTGTAAAAATCTAAAAAAACTACCTTTAACAATACATCATATGTTAAATCGAGGAACATTTTCACTATATATTTACAAACTACATGAAATGGTAAATACAATGCTTCATAAAAAATCCGGTCTTACCTATGACCAAGTTCGAGATAGATACGAAGATTTTAGGGCGAGGTGTGTAATGTCTGACTCCGATAAAAACACGGACACAAAAAAGGAAAACACGGACACAAAAAAGGAAAATGGCTGTACCGACCCCGTGTATGGAGAGAAATCGCGATGTATTTTAAAAATTGTTCCCCAATCCGTTCAATGTGAATCTTTATCTATAGACAAAAAATGCAAACGAACATCTCTTCTAATGTAATTATAATATGGATTTTTTTTATTTAATAACAATTGCTATCGCCATTGTCATTTTAACAATCGTTCTTGTTGGAGTTTGGTATGTTATTAAAACAACAAACGCAAAAGGAACTATTTTCCCAAATGTAGTAAATCAGTGCCCAGATTTATGGTTAGTGGATAATACAACGGGCAATTGTATTATTCCTGATGTATCGTTTAATGCTACCACAACATCACCAAATTTAGGAATTTTAACACAATCTACCTATAGTTTAATTCCCGGTTATGCTGTATCATCTCTCGGATATAATGAAATTAACTTTTCAGATGCGGGATGGGCGTCACAAAGTGTATCATCCGCTACATGTGCAAAAAAAACATGGGCGAGTGTAAATGGAGTTGTATGGGATACGGTAACAAATTATAATCAATGTTAGCATAATTAAACTTACATAAAAATTGAATCGTAAAATACACGAATAGAATGGAAACAATGACAAATGATATTGACAGTGAGTGGTCGTTATTTTTACGTTCACAACATGAAATTATTGATATTCGACAACCAATCTATACTACAGAACAAAGACAACAAGAACGAGATTTAGCACAGGACAGTCAAAACAATGAATCCGAAAATCCAATACCAATCTGCGAGGAATTGTATATATCGACAAATACAAAAACACTTATTTTAAATCAGGAAATAGATACATTTGTTGTATTTTGGAAAATTCCTATTATTGAATATTGGAAACCAGAAGAAGGGGTTGTTCATAAACATATGAAAGTTGTATCAGACACACCCGAACAATTGGAATTGTATAAAGAATACCTTTCTCATGTAAAAGAGGAATACAAGGAACACATTATGAAACAAATTGATATTCGTAATACAAAACGTCCAAAATTCAAAGATGACCGAAAAATAATGGTCGGTATTTCAAAAAAAGAAATTATGAATGCGCGAAAAAAACAGAAGAAAGCATTTATGAATTCTTTCGCAATTATTATTCGTTTGGAATTTGAAGGTATGTTTCGTGAAATTCACGTGAAAATATTTAATACCGGTAAAATGGAAATTCCGGGAGTCCCTCAGCGGGCTCTTTTAAATATCGTAAAACAGAAAATCATATGTATTTTACAACCACATATGCCAACTCTACTTGAATTTTCTGAAACGAGCGCCGGAATGGAAGATAAAGGAGTTCTTATTAATTCAAATTTTCGATGTGGATATCACGTGAATCGAGAAAATGCATACCATATTTTACGGACCAAATATGGAATTGATTCGGCATATGATTCGTGTAGTTATCCGGGAGTAAAGAGCAAATTTTATTTTAATAATAAAATCGGATTTGATACGGATAAACAAATAGGTCGTATAGATGAGGAGGACCGTTCATGCACCATAGATGCGTTACGTAAAAATCCGAAATATACCGAAATGACATTTACCATATTTCGAACAGGAAGTTGTCTCGTATCTGGAAATTGTTGTGATGATATTTTATATTTTGTATATAATTTTCTATGTAAATTTTTACGGGATGAATACTTGCAAATACGAGCAAATGTAATTATTCCAATGATAAAAGAAAAAAAAATAAAGGTGAGAAAACACTGGATTTCAACAACGGTTGATTATTACAATAAAACAATATCCAAAACCACATATAAAAATAATTCTAACGTATCCAACGATGAATTTGGTGTTGCCTCTGTATAATGTATCTTTAACAAATATACAATTTTTAGAGACCAAAGACAATATTCGGATGAACGGTATTTTTACAAAACTAATTTATTCTGATTTTTTTATGACGATGAACGGATTATATGCAATCATTCCCATTGCATTAAAATCGGTCAACTATCATTTTGGATATTTTAATCCTATTGAAAACATAACATGGATTCGAGATATAATCGCAATTGAATCTCATATATTACAAGAATATAGAAGAAAAAACAAGTCGAGACATTTACGATTTTCTTCTATACAAACTGTATTACAATCAGGAACAATAAAGTTAAGTAGTTATGCAACGGATGTTTGGAAAGAGCATTCTATGCCGATAACGTGTTTAAAAATATCGGGGGTTTGGGAGAATAATGGAACTATTGGCATAACATATAAATTTTTATATGGGCGATAAGACCCATTTTATTTGTAATCACATATAATTACTTTATATTGTTCATTTTCTTGTATTATTTGAAATGGTTTTCCGCATCCATAGAGTGCTCCTTCTTCAACTAATTTTATACACTCGTGTTGGGGAGCATGTGGACTTAATTGACGACCAGTTGACCGATAAATACCACATCGAAATATACAACAATTTAATTTTACAATTTCACACATTTGGTTACAATGAGGACATAACACGAAAATAGGGTCCGATAATGTTTGTTTTGTCTTTGTCATTTATTTTTATATATTTATTACGAGAAGTTATAATTATCAATTTTCTTCAGTATTATTTTAACATTGGACAACATTCCATGCGTTTGATTTCATTGTATTGTTCAATTGTTTTTACAGAAAGTTCAAATCCATATAGTTCCTTACATGTTGTATAAATTGGATTAGTTGTGCAATCGAATTCTTGTAAAGTGAGAGGAAGATTGTCGAGAGATGTAAGTTGATTATGCGAACAATATAATTTTTGTAGATTCGGAGGAAGATTGTCAAGAGAATTGATTTGATTATTCCAACAACCTAATGTTTGTAAATTGGGAGGAAGATTGTCAAGAGAAGTCAGTTGATTATTTTCACAATATAAGTGTTGTAAATTGGGAGGAAGATTGTCGAGAGACGTAAGTTGATTTGTAAAACAATCTAATGTTTGTAAATTGGGAGGAAGATTGTCGAGAGAAGTCAGTTGATTGCCGCCACAATACAATATTTGTAAATCGGGAGGAAGATTGTCAAGAGACGTTAGTTTATTTGTGGAACAATCTAATTTTTGTAAATTGGGAGGAAGATTGTCAAGAGAAGTCAATTGATTATTATCACAATATAATTTTTGTTGTAAATTGGGAGGAAGATTGTCGAGAGAAGTCAGTTGATTATTATAACACCATAATTCTTGTAAAGTGGAAGGAAGATTATCGAGAGAAGTTAGTTGATTATATTGACACTGTAATTCTTGTAAATTGGGAGGAAGATTGTCAAGAGATACGATTTGATTATTATAACAATATAATGTTTGTAGATTGGGAGGAAGATTGTCGAGAGAAGTCAGTTGATTATGATGACAATATAATTCTTGTAGATTCGGAGGAAGATTTTCGAGAGAAGTTAGTTGATTATATTCACAACATAATGTTTGTAGAGTAGGAGGAAGATTGTTTAGAGAAGTCAATTTATTACAAATACAATATAATCCTTGTAAATTGGGAGGAAGATTGTCGAGAGAAGTCAGTTGATTATGACAACAATCTAATCTTTGTAGATTTGTATAGAGAGATAAATCAGGTAAAACAGTTAAGTTTTGTTTCGATAAATCCAATTCGGTTACGGTATAATCTGTCATTTATTATTTGTTTATTACAAAAAATAAACAAATAAATATCAATTTTCTTCGCTACTATTTTAGTAGTGGGCAACATTCTTTTTCCAAATTTTCCATGTGTTTGATTTTATTGTATTGTTCAATTGTTTTTTCAGAAAGTTCAAATCCATATAGTTCCTTACATGTTGTGTAAATTGGATTGTGTGAACAAAATAGTGTTTGTAAAGTAGGAGGTAAAATATCCAGAGAAGTCAGTTGATTCTTCAGACAAGATAATTTTTGTAGATTCGGAGGAAGATTTTCGAGAGAAGTGAGTTTATTATGGCGACACCATAATTCTTGTAAATTGGGAGGAAGATTGTCGAGAGAAGTCAGTTGATTGCCACCACAACGCAATGTTTGTAAAGTGATAGGAAGATTGTTGATAGATGTAAGTTGATTATTGAAACAATTTAATGTTTGTAGATTCTGAGAAAGATTTTCGAGAGAAGTCAGTTGATTATTGAAACAATCTAATCTTTGTAGATTGGGAGGAAGATTGTCGAGAGAAGTCAGTTGATTGTTATAACAATCTAATCTTTGTAGATTGGGAGGAAGATTGTCGAGAGAAGTCAATTTATTATTTCCACAATATAATGTTTGTAGATTTGTGTATAAAAATAAATCCGGTAAAATAGTTAAGTTTCGTCCCGATAAATCCAATTCTGTTACGGTATAATCTGTCATTTATTATTTGTTTATTACAAAAAAATAAACAAATAAATATCAATTTTCTTCGCTACTATTTTAGTAGTGGGCAACATTCTTTTTCCATATTTTCAATGCGTTTGATTTCATTGTATTGTTCAATTGTTTCTACAGAAAGTTCAAATCCATATAGTTCCTTACATGTTGTGTAAATTGGATTATCCCAACAATATAATTCTTGTAAAGTAAGAGGTAAAATATCAAGAGAAATTAATTGATTCTTCCGAAAAGATAATGTTTGTAAAGTGGGAGAAAGATTGTCAAGAGAAGTTAGTTGATTTGTATGACAAATTAATGTTTGTAAAGTTGGAGGAAGATTTTCGATAGAATTTAATTTATTTTCATGACAAATTAATATTTGTAAATTGGGAGGAAGATTGTCAAGAGAAGTTAGTTGATTGTTTTGACACCATAATACTTGTAAAGTAGAAGGAAGATTGTCAAGAGAAGTTAGTTGATTGTTTTGACACCATAATACTTGTAAAGTAGAAGGAAGATTGTCAAGAGAAGTTAGTTGATTGTTTTGACACCATAATACTTGTAAAGTAGAAGGAAGATTGTCAAGAGAAGTCAGTTGGTTATAATAACAATATAATGTTTGTAGAGTGGGAGGAAGATTGTTTAGAGAAGTCAATTTATTATTTACACAACGTAATGTTTGTAGATTTGTATAGAGAAAGGTTTTATACTTAAATATAGATTTTTCCGTTAAAAAACCTCAGTTAATGTTTTCTCTCCATGACAATTGCGACAAAGAGCCTGAAGATTACTTAGATCATTCCCTCCATTTGCTACCCGAATTTTATGGTCAATTTCATAACTTGCCGAAAGAAGATTGTCGCATGAGGCACACCGCCATTTCTGTCTTGCCGCCACATATTTTTTCTTTGCATCTGAAACGGAACGTTTATGTTTGGTTGTATCAATTAAACCGGCTTGTGGAATAGAAACCCGTTTTTTTTCTTTATCAAACGATAAAATAGGTTGCGAATATCCATCATCTGTATATTTCTCTTTTGTAAAGTTGATTAACGGTTCAATAAAATTCGCAGATACATTTCGGTCGACTGGCAAATATTTTACATATTCGTGTGTATTATAAATCATATCTCGGGCAGACGCTGGATTCTTTTTCATAAACCAATACAAAAATAATGCTCCTAATAAAACTCCTCCTATTTGATAGTATTTTTTAAACGCATAAAGCTTCTTTACATATTTACCCTCTGTATAAATATTTGCAACTAAAAAACATGCAACCAAGATTAAAACGATTTCAAATCGCATTTATATAAAACAATGATACAATTTTCTTTCTCTTAAAGATAATAACCTTCTATTTTAATAAGAAACACATGACAATAAATTCATACATTCTCTTTTTTATTTCCATCATTGTAATAGGATTTTATTTCTATTTCATCATTGGAAATATTCGCATTAAAAATATATACGGAAATACAGGCGACCCCGTTATAAAAGAGTTCCAACAAGATATTATTACAGGAATTACTTTAGCATTACTCGGTTGGCTTACCTATATAAATCAGAAATTCGGAACTATTTCATTAACTGTATTGTCTCGTTGGATTCTTGCGATTGTATCTCTCGGTATTGCCACATACATAACAAGAACAACATGGCTATCATGGTTTTCCGGATTTAATTCAATGACTTTCCTGTATATAGCATTATTTTTATTTATGATTGTTGCCGGTATGGCGATTGCATACCGAATATTTTATACGCAACAAGAAGGAAGTAGTTGGGAAAACAATATACTTATTCAATTCCTTTTATTTTTACCGTGTTTATTGACAGATTTTCTGGAACATGTAAATAAACAAATCGGAATTACGCCCAATATTGTGTTTGTTCTTTTCCTGATGGAACTAATCGCAATTCTTTTATTTATTTCAATTCCCTATTTTCTTCAAAAATCCGCAACACTGATTCAGGGAAAAGGAACACCTATTTTAAAAGAATCCGCATTTTTAGATATTCAAACTGCCTTGCCCCCGTTTCATTCATTAAAAACAAATTACGCCATATCTTTATGGACATATATAAACCCCCAACCAGCTTCAGATAAAGAATATCTTATTTTTACGATAAATGCCTTCATGCCAATTATTACGTATCGGACTCATGATACAAGAAAGGAACAAAAAGAAAAAGAACAAAAAGAAAAAGAACAAAATAAAATAATTGTGCATTCATATTCAAAAAATCCCAAACAAAAACAAAAACAAGAACAAGAGTTCGATGTAAAATTACAAAAATGGACAAATATTGTATTGAATTATCGACATAATATGTGTGACGTTTTTATTGATGGAACTCTACAAAAAACATTCGAATGTTTTGAACCGCCCCCCATTCACTCGGTTTTCATTGGAGAGCATAATGGATTATATGGAGCAATATGTAATGTTATGTATTATCCTGAACCGCTAACTCAATCACATATTGTAACAATGTATAACGTTTTTTCAACCAAAAACCAGCCAACTTTATTTTAGTAGTATTATTGTGAATAAGCCACTGCTAATTTACTTAATTTTTGTAAATATGCAAGAGAATGCTGTTTATTGTCGTCGCTCATGTCTCGAATTGGATTACGAATTTTATCAACAATAACCATAATTTCCTGAGAATTCGATAAATACACTAAATCACTTCCATAATCTTTATCAATAAAAAATGAGATATCGCCACCATCAATACGGTCTTTGTATGGCATATAAACATAACTATACCACGCCTTTAAAATAGCCGTAACATTCAGTTTTCGGATGGTTTCGAATGACTGTTTGGCAACTTTAATATCATTATTATCCGGAAAAATCGCAATAATTTCGTCTAAAAAATCAAAAAAAAGTTTGTTGTATGCTTTTAAATAAATAGATTTATCCGACATGTGCAAATAGTATATTTTACATAAATATACTTTTATATGGTTTTATACGTTTATTTTATTTCTTTTTTTATTTCTTTTTTTCTTTTTCTTTCTTTTTTTATTTCTTTTTTTATTTGATTTCTTTTTTTATTTCTTTTTTTATTTCTTTTCTCTCTGTCTTTTCTTTTCTCTCTAAAACCCAATATTATATTTATTGTCATCACAAATTTGTATTACATTGCTACGTTTAATATTGCCAATATTGTTTTCAATTCGGATTGAATCCGCCGAACATTTCCCGCCATCATCTCCAGCACCCAACATTCGATTGATTTCCGCCGTCGGGTCTTTTAATTGCAATGTCTTTTTTGATTGTTTTGCCATCTTTTCCATATCTAACAATATATTGAACGAATTTGTTCCGAAAAGTCCCTGTTGTCCCATCATAATGTTTCCAGACACACCGCGCATTGTATCTAAATCCGCATGTCTTCCTGCATCTAATAATACTTCTGTATGAACCTCGAACGTTGCTTTGCCAATTGGTCCAATATCATCTTTAAGAATTCCTGAACGAAAGATTGGAATCATATCCTTTGTTAATGTCATGCGGTCACATAACAAACTCAAATGATGATGATTGATATACACATCACTGAATTCCATTACATCCACAAATTCTTGATACATAACTTGACGCGCAGCCGCAATTCCAAGAACATCAAACACTTCACGAATATCATTACTAATGGTTCTCGTTGAATCTATAAAATCCAGTGCAAGAACATCCAGCATATTTGACCCATTTGTATCTAAAATCCAAACATCCTCTTTCGTTACTATTTCTCCTCCTTCCTTTGTAATTTCTAAACCTTTGGGCGGGTCTTTCACCATATTTGCGATTTTTCTCGGAATTACATTTCCCACACCCGGAACACCTCGCAGAACAATATTATTTAAAACGGTATCTTGAAAATTCTTCAACAAATAGATTTCATCGGACTGGTCCAGAGTTCGGGCAATACCTTTTTGTTTCTTTGTATGTTTTTTAAATACATCACTGTTTATACGAATACGAAATATCAAATTATCCATATTGTAATCCGAAAATATGCACGTAATATTTTGACCATCATTGCTTTTTTTAATGGCAAAGTGAATATCGTCCATCGTCAGATTTTTATCCAACATTTTTTCTCTATTCATTTCCATTCGCACAATCCATTTTGATTTTGGTTGGGGCGGTTGCTGTTGTGGTTGATTTGTATTGCATTCTTCCACCATTTGTTCAAATGCATAGTATTCTTGAAGCATTAACTCGTCTGTGGAAGGAGTTCGGTCATCGGGTTCAAAACAAATCTGTGTAGATTTCACCACATCTACCAATTTTGTATGTTCCACCATAGTCGAGTAAAATTTTGCCTTGTCCTGACTTTCTCGGTCTAATTCCTTCAAGAAAATCGTCATGGACGTATTTTTGGGATTTCTCGTTAAACGCAAAATTTCTTCAATTCGGGGAACACCGCGAGTTACATTTGACTTGGATGCTACACCTGCCAAATGAAATGTATTGAGTGTAAGCTGGGTGGTCGGTTCGCCAATCGATTGCCCCGCAATAACTCCCACCATTTCGCCCGGATGAACAATTGCCTGTTTGTATTTTAACAAAACCGTTTCCAACAACAATGTGAGAGCTTTGCGATGGAATCGTTTTTTATACAATAAATCAATTGGATTTAAATAATAGTAATACATAATTTCAAACAATTCCGTTGGAGGGGCAAATACAATACTTTGTAATTTTGCGTAATAGGACTCGATGAGTTCATACGCTTCATATGGCGTAATATCCACAACTGTATTTGTCGTTAAATCCAGCTGTCCTTGCAAATTATTAATAATATAAATAAATGCAACGGGGACATTCACACTGTTTTCGTTTTTGAATTTAAACACATGACGAATAAGTTGATTTCGCCAACTGACCATTTTATCAATCATTTCTTTGTTCTTTACTGCGGTTTCTTCTCGCTGTTTATAAATGCGAGTAGACGCTCCTTTTGAAAATACATCCAATAGCGTTGTTTGTGTGTCTTCCATATAACGTTTGTATATATCCTCAATGGACATTGTCGCCAAAGGAATCGGTTGTACTTCCACACGAGTAGAATCAAATCCGTCATCTCCATAATGAAACTGAATAATTTTACCCATATTGTTACGCACCGTCATATCATACATGACAACCGCATCTTCCAGTCCCTTAATCAATCGACGTTGAATATATCCCGTTTGACTTGTTTTGACGGCGGTATCTATTAATCCCACTCGACCACCCATCGCCAAAAAGAACACTTCTTGAGCAGACAATCCCGAAATAAACGAATTTTCAATAAATCCACGGGCTTCCGGACTATCATCGAATTTTCGGTAATGCGGAAGTGTTCGATTGTCGAACCCATATGGCACACGTTTGGCATCAATATTGGTTTGACCTAAACACGCAATCATCTGTGAAATATTTACCATATTACCTTTTGACCCCGATTTCACAATAGTCAAGAATCGATTGTCCGATTTCAAACTCTTTTCCGCCTCCTTTTCTGTATCTCCGCGCGCCTTGTTTAATATATTATTTACCTGTGTCTCGAACTCCACTCGATTGTTTTGCGCCGTTGTGTTCTTGAAAATTCCCAAATGGATTTTTTCCATAAGTTGTTGCACTTCTCGCTTTCGGTCTATAATAATCTGGGTAATTCGTTCGTATGTATGTTTATTCGCAATTAAATCGTTTACACCCACACTATACGAACTCGTCTTCATATATTCCGTAATAATATTTTGCAAATTATCGATGAAATCGGATGCCACGCGATTGCCGAAATCATTCACAATACGGTGAATCAGACCTTTCGAACCGCCTCCAAGCACGGATTTTTCCATTTGACCGCGAATATACTCTCCGTTTTGGATTTCTAATGTGTGATTGCGGTCGGGGGTTGCATCTTTATATAATTTTGTATTGTATTTTAATGTTAGTGGGGGGAGAATTTGGGACAATATATCAAAATTCGTAATATGTCCCTGTTTCGTATATGCGTCGGCTAATTTTTGTGGTTGTACATTCGGAAACATCATTAATAAATTCATCGCTTCACGAAACGTAAATTTCTGTCCTGCGCGCGTGAATTGGTATGACCCCAACATCGAATCTTGGAAAATACCAATGATAGGCGCGTTGTTTCCCGGACTTACAATTTGATACGGAATTGCCGCCAAATTCCGCAGTTCTGTCTCCGCCAATATATTTTGCGGGACATGCATATTCATTTCATCTCCATCAAACGTAGTGTTTTACAGAATTCCTGAGAAGGGAATTCACCTGTTCTTTCGATACAGGACCAGACTTTACCTTAAGCATTATCGGGGTCGTTACTCCGTCATTTAATACCCACAATCATCAAGTCGTTGAACCTTTCTCATACTCTACGATAAGCGAGTTTAGAGACATGGCTGCGGATTGCCCAATTCGTAACGTTTTTACCATTGGATTCGGTCATTACCCGAGTTCCCTCTTCCGTCGTTTCCGACAAAGAGGTGGTAGTTACGACTCTAAGGGGTTTCCCGCAATTTGGTCATGTTGCATATTCAATACATTGCCTCCGTGTAGAGACAACATATCATGGATTTCCTCAGGAAATTCGATTTCAAATTCTTTGTGATATAAAAGTAGGGTTTGGTAGTGTTGTGCGATTTGGGATTGAACTATATTTTTATTTTTTGACAAGTTTTCATGAACAGATAAGGGCATTGTATTTCTCCAATTTAAACATAGAAATTGTTCATCCACATTATCCAGATTAAATTGGGCAATAGGAATCACGTGGTCAATATGCCACACAGTTCCGTGATTTTCAAATGTAAATTTTTCATCAAACTGATAATACATCCAATCGTAAAATTCATTTGCAGTGCATCCCAAATATTCAATCGTATGATTTGTTTTACGAGATTTCAATGCATTACAAATTCGTGTGCGTTGCAATCTTAAAAACCTAAAAATAGGATCTGTTTCATATCTGGTTTTTAAACGTTCTTTGAAAATAGCAGTTTTAATAAATGCTCTTCCATCTTTTCGTTCGCAATCTTTGCACTTTTGCCGATTATGTCTGAAGTTGGATTTATTGAAAATAACATCACAATATGGGCATTGTTGGTTGTCTTCTCCAATTGCCAATTGTTTTTCTCTCTTTGCCTCTTGTCGTTTAAGAACCTTGTCATGTTTATATATGCTGGATTGTTGACTAATCTTTTGTCGCAATTTCTCATCCCCATGATATCGAGTTGTGCGTTTTAGATTGTTGCAATCTTTACAAATATTTCGGTTATTAATAAATAGTTCAATATCCTTTTCAATGTTGCACGTGTTGCAACATTTGATGGGTTGTTCATACGTTCGTTTTGCATAATTTTCTCTGTGAATTTTATTGTCACATTCTTTGCAAATGTTTCGATTCTTTATAAACAACCCAAATAATTTGATTTCTCCGCACCTGCTACAACACTTTTCCTCCATCGCCTACCACACATTTACTTTAATTTGAATATCAATTTTCTTAAAATCGAATTGAATATACTAGAGAGTTTCACGCTTTTAACGCTCCCTGTTGCGAACTATTTCACAATCCGCATTGTATGGCTTGGTGCAACCAACGTTCATTCTGAAAGAATCACCGGTCGTCATAATTTTGGCAATATGACACATCATGGACATTCGATGAAGACTCGGTTGTCTGTTAAACAATACGGCATCTCCATCCATCATGTGACGATGCACAATATCACCATTTTTCAATTGAATACTCATTCTATCTACATTTCTCAATGAAATCGGGTCGGTTTCCCCCTTTCTCTCCAGTGTTTTTGCACCCGGATACACATCAGGACCATTTTGAACTAATTTCGTCAGATAATCCCGATTGCGGTCATTTACATAGGCTCTTGTGGTTAAATTCTTGGCAACTTTCATCGGAATACCCAACTGTCGAATAGACAAATTGGGGTCACCCGTGATGACTGACCGAGCACTGAAATTCACACGTTTTCCCATTAAATTACCGCGAATACGTCCACCTTTTGTATTTAATCTTCCCGAAATACATTGAAGTGGTCGACCCGACCGTTGGGTGAGAGGCGATGCACCTTTCACCTTATTATTTACGACCATTGCAATAAAATATTGAAGCACTCCCGTCATTCCTTCAATCACAGGAAGAGGCGCATCTTCGTGAATTTTTTTCAATAAATCCGTGTTGGTTTTAATAATATTACTGTAAATATGCGTTAAATCGTCTTCGCTTCGTTGTTGAGCATCCTGTTTTACGGACGGACGGACGGCGGGGGGTGGAACTGCCAATACGGTGCAAATAAACCATTCTGGGCGGGACCATTTCGGATGAAATCCCATAAATTGAATATCGTCATCCGAAATTCGGCTAAATATTTTAATAACAATTTCGGGCGAGAGATTCATGATAAGTCGTTCCTTTTCTTTTTCTTCTCCTCCTCCTCCTCCTCCATCTACGGTTGTATCAATACTATCCCACACGGCAATAAGTTTCGCCATTTGCTCCTGTTTAATTTTATCGGGCTGTTTGCATCCACATCCATCGGGATTGTCGTTACCACATCGTTTTATTTTTTGCGAATGTTCATATACATAATCCCAACGTTGATTTGCAGGACGGTCCAATATATGCGCGTGGTTGTTTTTATTCATAAGAAGTTTGCTACATTTAAAACAAATACATTTTAGAATTTTTGATATTTCCTTAATATGTTGAATGTAAAATACGGGACGAGCCAATTCAATATGTCCATGGTATCCAGGCGTATCAATATAGGTTAAACCATCGGTTGGACAAATAAATCCCTTTTCAAGAACTCCCATTCTTGGGTCAAATAATCCACCAATAACCGGTTTATTATTTATATAGGTATCTCGGCTGGTAATATGAACCACCGATGATTTGCGTATCTCTTCCGGAGATAACACGCTAAACTGAATGCCAATAATTCGGGAGGCATAATTGTTGAATTCATTTTTTGATGGCAATGACATTAATATATATAATGATGTTTATGTATATTCTTTTACGAATGAGTAATCAATTTTATCTGAGAACCTACTTTGTATAAAACAAATCTAAATCGAGGTAGTGTCAGTTCCTGCTATACAAAAATAATAATCGCCAAACGCCGTTTTATTTTTAATACATAAACTCATTTTTGATGAACACATGCTCTCATATTGCGCCGCCTTTGCGATTGTATCCCACGTTCCCAACACCATTTCCGTTCCGACCATTCTTTTTTCCACCTTTTTACCTGTAGACGAGGTTTTTTTATATTTATGTATGTCTTTTTTCAATAAAACACCATAATATCCTTCATTTGTTCCGTATTCTGTCCAAACCGTTGCTTTAAGTGCATATTCACACGAATTCAAATAATCTTTGATTTCTTTCATATCATTCTCTCCGATTTCCTTATTCACGCTCGTTTTCCATCTCTGGTATTCCTCCAACAAGGTCGAATTTAATATTTTTCCATTGGGTGAAAATGCGCATACTTGAAATAAAAATGTTTCCGTCACATTATCTACGAACTTTTTCTTATACATAATATCTTTTAGTTTTATTCCGACATATCCATGAACAACTTGGTCACTGTCTTGTTTTGAAATGCGACTTGCTTTAAATCTGGTATCTAAATAATGTTTTAATTTATGGAAAACTTCTTTCGTGGGTTTGCTGTGATTCCAAATACGATATTGACCCTCTATTTCTGTAGAGGATGCATCTACATCCGGTCGAACAATACACATAGTATCTATAAAATTGTTGAATTTTATCGTCAATTCGTCTTCTGGTAAAAGTGCGTTTATATATACGGACTGGTTTTCTACCATCGCCAAATTTATTTGTGTTTGTTGGGAAGCATTTGCCGTTTTTAGTTCAACCAATTCGAGAGACTGTTGTGCAATCGTATTTTGACAGGTAGCCAATTGTTCTTTCAATTGAATTTTCTCCATTTCCAGAATTTCATTTTGCGCAGTTAATTTATTGAAATTTTCAATACTATATGTTCTTAACTGGATAATTTCCTTGATATATTTTGATAATTTATCAAGAGTAAATATTTTGTTATATGCAATTATTTCGGTTTTATTTTTACCATGTATCTCAATACTTCGAATTTGTTTTTTTATTTTTGGGTGGTTCTTGATAAGATTTTCTATTTCTACCTTGTTGTGCACTCGAAATACATAAATTAAATTGAAATTTGTATATGTCGCGTGATGGTTCATAACTCTTGTAGAGAGGTCGTTTGAATGACCAAATTTAATGAGACATTCTTGTTGTGCGTTTGTATTGTCAATTGTTCCGAAATAAATACATTCTGTATTTACGGGAAATTGAGAGATAAGTGCATGTTCTACGTCTCGGCATTTTTCACGTTTTGTTATTTCAATTGTGTGTTTTACTTCTGTTAATTGTGTTTTTGTGTCTGTTAATTGTTGATGCAATTCGTTACTTTCTTCATGAATCGTTTCTTGTATTGTTTCTTCTAATTTGATAAAATAATCATGAATTTCATCCGCCTTTTTTGTGTTTGATTTTATGCATAATTTTTTAAAAGTATTTACACTTAAAAGCACTCGTTCTTTATTAATACCTCCCCATCCTATTTTTTCTGTTGAAAAAGCTGCTCCACCGATCGGTGGAGCAGCTTTTTCGACCTTATTGTCTGAAAAGAACGCTCCTCCGATCGGAGGAGCGCTAACATTATTGTCCATTTTTTCTGCCGAAAATCTTGCTACAGAAGTTTCTGCGGCAAGATTTTCGACCTTATTGTCTGAAAAGAACGCTCCACCGATCGGTGGAGCGCTAACATTATTGTCCATTTTTTCTTCAGAAAAAGCTTTTTCGACCTTATTGTCTGAAAATCTTGCTCCTCCGATCGGAGGAGCAAGATTTTCAACTATATAATCAATATCTATTATAAAATATTTTTCCAACAATCTTTTACAGTTGTCTTTTCTTGTAAATCCCAACCATTTCCAAATATTATCCAAATCAATAACAAAATCTGTTTTCGCGTAGTTTAAATAACAGTAAAAACTACCAATAAATAATTGTTGGTGTGATTCGGTAAAGTTTTGTTGTATTTTTTGGATAAGTTTGTTCTGATATGTGCTGTTTTGAAATCGTGCAATTGGGTTTCGTTCAATTAGATGGACAATGTCCAAGTGTGTTTGCAATGAAGAAGAAGAAGAAGACATACTGGTTGCATATAATGGAGGGCTGTCTTTATATTCGTTTCCGTGGATGTTATCCATAGTAGGTTTAAAACCTAAAAAAAGAAAGTATCATTATTATATAGACGATAGTATGGCTTTAGAACTACGCAAATTTGACATGAGAAGCATTACGTTTAAACCTGACGAAAATAAAGGTCCCGTGATTGTATTTATTGGCAGACGTGATACGGGTAAATCGTTTTTGATTCGAGACCTTCTTTTTTATCATCAAGACCTTCCAATTGGCACGGTTATTTCTGGAACGGAGCAGGCAAATGGATTTTTTTCAAAACATGTGCCGAAATTATTTATACATGACGAGTATAATACGGTTTTGATTGAAAATATTTTGCGACGACAAAAAATGGTGCTAAAACAAATGAATAAAGAGATGGAAACCTATCGTAAAACTACTATTGACCCGCGGACATTTGTGATTCTGGACGATTGTTTGTATGACGCATCATGGGCAAAGGATAAACTCATGAGATTACTCTTTATGAATGGACGGCATTGGAAGGTGATGTTGATCATAACAATGCAATACCCTTTAGGTATTCCTCCGAACCTGAGAACCAACATAGATTATGTTTTTATTTTGAGAGAACCGTATTTCGCAAATCGGAAACGAATTTGGGAGAATTATGCATCGATGTTTCCAACACTTGAGGCATTTAGCAGTGTAATGGACCAGACGACGGAAAATTATGAATGTTTGGTAATAAATAACAATGCAAAAACAAATCGAATTCAGGACCAGATTTTTTGGTATAAAGCGGAATCGTCTCGCCCCGATTTTAAATTGGGGGCAAAAGAATTTTGGGAAATATCTAAAAATATGGGGGATGATGATGATGAAGGAGAGTATGACCCAAATGAAAGCAAAAAGAAAAAAGGAAATAATATTATGGTAAAGAAAAATAAATGGTAACATACACATCCTTTATTTGGTCTTTGTCCTAAAAATCTTGCTTCACTGTTCGGTGTAGCAAGATTTATATTAGAATACGTATATTCGTCATTATGCGTCTCTCAAAGAGGGGCAAAGCCCCTTTTTGAGAGACACGGTCAACGACAAATTACATTAAATTTTAATCCATTCGGCTGGAAATAAATCAATGGTATTATGATTCGGCAAGGCAGGTCCAAACCATAGAGAGGGATAACATATTTTTTTAATACCTGTCATATTGCCCGAAAAATATGCACCGAACCAACTAAAGGAACTATTGGCAATAATGTGATTGTCGCAAAGACTCATTAATAATAACTGTTTCCAATCCACAATCGTGTCATCCACTTTAGAAAATACACAGTTATGCTGAATGTTTGTTTTCAAACGCGCGATGATATTATTCACATATGCATTGTCTTCTTTTTCACAAAAATACAATATCTTTATTTTATCTTCCGATGAAAAATCTTTTAGAATGGTTTGTAATGCTCGTTCGTAATATTCATACGGTAAAACGGGATGAAATTCTTGTTTGTATTTATAATCTCCTAACCGAAAGTGCATACTAATAGATATATCATCGTCGTCGACATATGCATAATAAGTTGGTTTCATATCATTTTGTTGTTCTGTCAAATGAAGATATTCATAGATACGAGATTTTGTTTCGGGTTTATTAAAATAACGGTAACTTTGAAAGTAGCCACTAATACGAAATTGGGCGGGTATATTTGTGGTGGGAATCGGGGTAAATAAAAAAGACGGTTCTTGCCATACGGGAAGAGACATAATTTTATCTATATCGTATTTGGGAGGGGGTGACCGATATGTCGTAAAAGGTTTAAATCCATACAAGAATGTTTCCCAATAGGTTTGTCGTTCATTTAGATTATGGGAAAATACAATTTGGGGAGGTATTTTTTGTTCTATGGCAAATGCAAATAGGGCGAACAATTGAAACAGTTGATTTCCAATTCCGCCCATGAGTTGTATAGCAATTTTTCCGGACATTATAGTGGATAGATAGATATATTTAATTCTTTTCATATGATAATATGAACCATAACAAACAAGAAATTGTGTCATTTATTGAAATAATAACAAAATTACTACAGCCGACTGTGCGATTACATACATTTATAACTGTTTTATCCGAAATATTAAAACATTCACCGCCAACTACTCAAGAAGAAATCCCTATACCAATAGAAGAACCCACTACTCAACTACCCACGCCGACTCAACCTATAGAAGAACTAACTACTCAACCTATAGAAGAAAATCCTATTGAAAAACTCACTCAACCCATAGAAGAACTCACTCCTACTCAATCCATAGAAGAAAATCCTATTGAAGAATCCCTCTCCAAAGAATCAATAAAACATACGCAACCATACATTACAATCACAACAACTGTATCCGAATATGATAGAGATGGTAATAAAATAAAATAAACAACGATTGTCGAACCATTCGCCTATTTTTTAATCTCAAAATACCATTACATAATAAGCAATGTTTTTATTTCAACCTCAACATAAAATAAAAAAAATAGGTTTTGAAGAAATACAAATGCAAATAAATCAAAAAACGGTAGGACCAAAGAAAACTATTTTTATTAATATTCTTCCTTCAAATAATCAACTTTGTTTAATTCCATCTACAATTGATATACATATTGAAGAAACACTTATAAATGAAATTTTGGAAGGAAATGAACCTATACGAAATTATAGTATTTTTATTTATGGCGAAAATTCACATGCGGGAACTGCATTGGAAAAAAAAGCATCTGAATTTATCCGACTCGGATTTATAGATGTGTCTATTTATTTAGGAGGGATGTTTGAGTGGCTGTTATTACAAGATATTTATGGAAACAATGAATTTCCGACAACTACAAAAACATTGGATATATTGCGATACCGACCCAGACCCTTATTATAATAAGGTTAGCACTCCATTCGTCATTTTTCCAATAATTTCACCGGCTTCTTCATCTTCTAATATTTCATATACGTCTCCTGATGATTCATCCATATAATATTTTTTACCATTAATAATAACTTCGGTTAAATCGACTTCTCCAGCTTCTTCTTCCTCGACAGATTCTTCTTCGACTTCTTCTTCAACTTTATCAGCTTCTTCGACTACTTCTTCTTCCTCTACAGATTCTTCTTCTTCTCCAGATTCTTCTTCGGCTTCTTCTTCTTCAACTTTATCAGATTCTTCTTCTCCAGATTCTTCTTCTTCAACTTTATCAGATTCTTCTTCTCCAGATTCTTCTTCTTCAACTTTATCAGATTCTTCTTCTCCAGATTCTTCTTCTCCAGATTCTTCTTCTCCAGATTCTTCTTCTTCTTCTCCAGATTCTTCTTCTTCAACTTTATCAGATTCTTCTTCCTCGACATCGTCAGATTCTTTTTCAGATGCATTCTTGTATCTGTATGTAACCTT